GAAAGGCAAAAAAATACACGGCAGGAAGATCTGTGCATACCCGTCCTGACAGCATTGAAAGCCGCAGACAAGGACACCGCAACCGCCATTGCGAAGGCGGTCAACGAACGCCTTGGCGCGTTCGCTAAGGCAGAGACGACCGCTAAGAAAACCGCCGCTTAAGTGAGTAAGGGCTAGGGGGTGAAACCCCTAGCCCCTATTTATTGAGTCATTAATTCTTGCAAATTAATGACTCAATAAATAGGTTTATTTTCGCGCCTAAAAATTCACGGGATTAAATCCGTGTCCACAGGCGTGCCATAAATTCACAGGATTTTCGCGCCTGAAAATTCACGGGATTAAATCCGTGTCCACGGGCGTGCCAACAACAGGAGGATGTAAGTGGACAGTTCCGGTACAGAGATGTACCGGAACTGTCCACAAGATTAATTCGTGTATTTTTCTTGGCGCGGAATTAATTCGTGTATTTTCCCGCGCCAAAAATGTGTGTATTTTTCCAACCCAAAAATAAATACTGTATTTATTTTTGGGTTGGACAGAGGGTGGACAGAGGCAGGCGGACAGAGTGGACAGAAGTCTGTCCACTTGGCCGAAAAAAAGTGGCGTGATTCCAGTACGTTACAAGGCAGTTTTTCGGCCTCTGTCCACTCTGTCCAGTACGGGAAATTCAGGCATTTTTCTAAGTGGCTGAAATCCTGTACCTTTTTCTGGGGTATATTATATTATTATTTTATTCTGGACAGTAAAAAAAAATATATACCCCATATAGGGCGGTCGGTGCGGACAGAAGAATAGAATATATTTTATATAATATATAGATGTGTTTTCTGGAGCTCTGTCCACCTGTCCGCGTAAGTACCTGTTTTTATTGCCAATCCGCGACAAGGCTGGACAGAGCCGTTGTAACCCATTGATTTTATTGACAAATTTTTTGTCCCGTCTGTCCACTTCGAGACACTAAGAGATGGACAGAGTAGTAAAGAGCTGGACAGAGGCTTCTGTCCCGTCTGTCCAGCCTGCCGTGTCCACTGTCCACAGAAAAAAATCCCCGATTTTTCCCGAACAAAAGTACAGGATTTTTCCCAAATAAAATATGTGATTTTCTGTAGTGAGAAATTCATACATTTTTCTACAACAAAACAGGAGGAAAAATGAAAATTATTAATCTCACCCCGCATGACATTAATATCGTGGCGGAAGGAACTTCTATCGTTCTTGAAACCATCCCCGTATCGGGCGTTGTCGCCCGTGTGAGCATGGAGGAAGAGGACTTAGGGAGGGACGGGAACATCCGTTTTGTGCGGGTGCGCCCCGGCCGTCCTGTGAACGTACCGGAACCCCGTCCCGGCACGCGTTTTATCGTGTCGAGGGCAGTACAGGAGGCGTGCCCCGAAAGGCATGATTTAATCGTGCCAACCCATATAGTGAAATCCCCGGACAGGCGCGCAATTATCGGGTGCGCCGCGTTCTCCGTGAACTAGGAGGTGTAGGAATATGAGACTTAGTAGGATGTCTATGAAACATTGTCCTGAGATTGCGGAGCTGTACATAACGCCCCGCAATCTCGGGTTCTACGAATGCAATGGCGTTGATAAATATACGGGATGTCGTAGTATGACTATAAGAAAGGCCGCTGGCTGTAATCCGCTGTCGCAGGATGATATTATCGAATGCGCCGTAAAACCCCGCCCTTCAGGGCTGGGGATATAAGGCGCGTCCGCCGAATTTGCGTAAGCAATTGAAGGCGGACAATTCTCTAACTGTTGTATTAGCTAAAAATATGTAGTATAATACAACTATGAATAGAGTATACCATTCAAATCACAATATCGTGTATTCCTGTAAGTACCATATCGTTTTTTGCCCTAAGTATCGTCGCAAAGTACTGGTGAATGGTGTGGATGTGAGGTTAAAGGAGCTCATCAGATCCATAGCCGACGACAACAAGTTTGAAGTCATCGAAATGGAAATCATGCCAGACCATGTGCATCTGCTTTTGGAGGTAGACCCGCAATTCGGAATCCATAAAGCAGTAAAGACAATCAGGGGCAAGACATCGAGGATACTTCGCCAAGAATTTCACTGGCTGACAACGAAACTGCCTACGCTTTGGACGAACTCCTATTTTTGCTCAACAGTAGGCGGCGCGCCGCTTGAAATCGTCAAGCAATATATCGAGAGTCAGAAAACGTCGCAAAGGAAGTGAAAGAAATGGAAACGTACACGCTCGGCTACAAGTTCCGCATCTATCCGAATGCGACGCAGGCGCGTCTCATCCATCGGACGCTCGGCTGTGCCCGTTTCGTGTACAACCATTTCCTCGCTGTCCGCCGCGACCAGTGGAACGCGAACCGCAAGTCCATTGGCTACACGGAATCCAGTAGATTGCTCACTGACCTCAAGAAGCGCGAGGAAACTGCGTGGCTGTCCGAAGTAGACAGCATGGCATTGCAGGAAGCCCTGCGCAACCTCGACCGTGCATTCCAGAATTTCTTCGATAAGCGGGCAAGATACCCGCGCTTCAAGTCGAAGCATAGTCATGCGCAGTCCTACCGGACACGCAATCAGTCAAACGGTGTGCGCATCGTCGGCAAGAGAATCAAGCTGCCGAAAATCGGCCTTGTGAGAATCAAGCAGAGCCGCGAATTTTCAGGCAGGATTCTCTCCGCAACCGTGAGCCGCACAGCGTCCGGCAAATACTTCGTCTCGCTCTGCGTAGAGCAGGACAAGGCAAAGCTCTTGCGTCCGAATGCAGGCGGGCAGATTGGCATCGATGTCGGCATCAGGGAATTCTATACGGACAGCAACGGCAATACCGTTGAGAATCCGAAGCCGTTAAAGAAGCTCCTACGGAAGCTAAAGCGCGAGCAACGCAGGCTGTCCCGCAAGCTGCCCAGGTCGCAGAACCGGGGCAAGGCGCGTGTGCGCCTCGCCCGCGTCCACGAGCGGATAGCGGATATCCGCAAAGATTTCCTGCACAAATGCACCACGCGGCTTGCCCGTGAAAACCAAACGGCAGCCGTGGAGCATTTGAATGTGAAGGGAATGCTCAAGAACCACAGGCTTGCGCAGGCAATCTCGGATGTGAGCTGGTCAGAGTTCTTCCGCCAGCTTGCATATAAGATGGAGCTGCGCGGCGGCGAGCTATTAAAGGTCGAGACCTTCTATCCGTCGAGCCAGGCGTGCAGCGTCTGCGGCTATCAAAACACCGAGGTGAAGAACCTCGGCGTCCGCGAATGGACGTGCCCGCAGTGCGGAGCGCATCACGACCGCGACCATAACGCGGCAAAGAATATCCTGCGGCGAGCCTTGGAGAACAAAGCCAAGGCAGCCTAGCATAGCAAAAGTACCGTGGGGCACACGGAAACTCACGCTTGGGGAGATCGTGTAAGACGCCAAGTCCTAGGATGCGGCGCAGTGGTCGTCGAACCAAGAATCCCCCGGATTTATCCGTGGGGAGTGTCAATGAGCGTATACATACTGAAGTTAAGGAAGTTCCTGTTTATATCGCCAAGCATGACGGCGTTAAACCGGATAACAAGCTGGCTGATAGGAACGTTAATTTCCTTAATATCAAAGCATTGCCCAATGGACAGAAGTGGAAAGGTCAGGTCGGGGTTGACCGCAGGGGTTTTGTCATATTCTCTTCACCCGAGTACGGCATACGTGCTGCTGCCCACATATTAACGGCATACTATATCAGGCATGACAAAGATACTCTGGCAAAAATTGTCAGAAGGTTCTCGACATCAGACCAAAAAGACTATACGGTCTTCCTGTCACGGCAGATGAAGCTGGGAGTGAATGAGCCTTTCCATGTACTGGAGAGACTCCCCGAGCTTATGCGCTGTATGGCACGCTACGAATGTGGACGCTGGCTTCCCAAGCGCATGTTCGTAGGTTATGACATAGCCTCGGCCAGTTACAGGCTGGGGAAAAAGGAGAGATAATGAACATTATCTGCGTGGATGACGGACAGCGTTGGGTTTACTACGCTCGTCTTGGACTTGGCCTTTCCTATGGACTAACGTCTTATTACTCGGATGTTAATGATATTCCCATGGGGATTAATGATAAGCTTAATGCCGTGATTGACAGGCTTGCGGCTGTAGGTGGCGGTGAGGATAAGTTTCTCAGGCAGATTCCTGTATGCTATATCATACAGGCCCCCCTGTACTGGTGGTCTGAGATGGATACATATAAGATAGGAACAACAGCGCAGAGTGAGAGCACTATGCACAGTCTTGGCGGCGTGCCTGTGTTCACTCAGTCCATGTTTGAGCGGACTGTCCCGTCCGATATGCTGGGCGAACTGAATGTGGTTCTCAGCCGGTACAAAGTATCACACAGCAGTAAGGATTTCCTCGCACTGAAAACTATGCTTCCGTCCGGATGGCTGCAACGCAGGATGTGGACTGCGAATTACGCAGTCATTAAGAATATCTACCGGCAGAGGAAAAACCACAGGCTCCCGGAGTGGCACCAGTTCTGCGATTTTATCAGAACCAATACTCCGATGATAATTCAGTCTATATTCAAGGAGGATTAGGCGATGACCTTTCAGGAACAGATGATGAAGATTGTTCTTCCCCGTCTGATTGACGGGCTGAACAACCTGAAGAAGGAAAATACGTCTCTTGAAGAGCGTATTAATATGCTGGAGGAAAACGTACAGGAACTTACCAAGCAGGTACAGGAACTGTTTGTGGATACGGATGACCATGTTAGCCGGCTGAACAGTCTTGAGGCTGCGCTTGTGCAGATGCAGGAGCGGCGCAGACGGGGACGTCCGCGTAAGAGCACTGCCGATACTACTGAAGAACCTGCCGGAGAGTAATTATGAAAATCGTTGTACTGGATTTCGAAACGTATTGGGACAGTAAGAACTACACCTTGTCGAAGATGGGCCCTGTATCTTATATCAGAGATGACAGGTTTTCCGCTCAGCTTCTGAGTTTCATTGTGACGGACTCCAGTACAATGATGTATGACAAAGTGAGGGTGGCTGAGCATGACAAAATTCCTGCCGTGCTCAGCGCCCTCCGATTGGACGCTCCCGGTACTATGACAGTAGCGCACAATGGGAACGGGTTTGACTTTCTCGTGCTGTCTGAAATCTACCATGTCATTCCGTGGCTGGCCGTGGATACCATGTGTATGGAGAGATGGACGGGTGTGTCCCGTATGCAGAATGAGTCTCTGAAATCCATGGCGAAATTTTTCAAGTGTGGTGAGAAGGTTGAAGGTACTGTTATATCTGATGGCAGAAGATGGCCTGATGACTTCTCATCGGAAGAGCGTATGGCGTTCGCGCAGTACTGCTGCAATGATACGGAGCAGTGCTTCTTAAGCTTTAAAGAGATGCTTCCCTATATGACAGCGGACGCCCTTCTGTTTAGTTCCGTGACGGCCAAGATGGCGTGCAATCCTGTACTCAGACTGGATGATGATATGCTTACGGCGTATCTTAATGAGCTGGCTGACAAGGTTACTAAGGCACGGATGGACATTAACAAGCTGTTCATGTTCCAATCTGACGAGGACTTCCTGAAAGCGATTCGTTCTTCTGCTTCCTTTGTCAAAATGCTTGAGCTTCTTGGGAGAAAGCCTCCGATGAAATACAGCGTGGCAAAGTCAGAGACGAAGAAGAAAAAGCTGGAGGCTGAGGGGAAGACTAATCTTAGCGAAGAGGATTACGCGGTTTATACTCCGGCTCTGGCCAAATCCGATTTGGATTTTACCGCTATGGCTTCCGACGCTGATGAGCGTGTTGCTCTGCTCGTCCGTACCAGACTGGAGAACAACTCCAGTATCCAGAGGTCACGGGCTGAGACGTTTCATGCGCTGGCTAAGAGCGGCAAGCCGATGCCTGTTATGCTTAATGCCTTTAAGGCGCACACGTCACGATACACGGCCGGCAACTCTGAAGGGAGTAGTGATAAGCTTAACCTCCAGAACCTGAGCAAGCGTGACCCGAGCCAGCTTACTCTGAGGAAAGCAGTACAGGCACCGGAAGGGATGGCTCTTGTGGCCTGTGACTCAAGTCAGATTGAGGCACGTATTCTTGCCTATGTCGCTAACGAGACCGAGCTGGTTGACGCATTCAGGAGGGGGGCTGACCCCTACGCTGACCTTGCGGAAAAGATTTTTCAGATACCGAGTGAGGAGATTCATAAGGGCGCCAAGTCTGGAGATAAGAAACTGAAAGCGTACAGGAACGTTGGCAAAACAGGAATTCTTTCCGCTGGATACGGCGTTGGCTGGAGGAAGTATGCCGACACTCTGTTAAGGCAGGGCGTGAGACTGAGCAGTGACATTGACCAGCATTATGAGATGGCCCACCATGCTCACAATGTTTACCGCGCCAGTAATCCGAGTATTGTGAATTTCTGGGATACCTGTCAGGCTGTTATTAAAGCTCTGTATCTTGGATACTGCGGAGAGTTTGGCGGCCCCAATGATAGTATCTTCCAGTACGGGATGGGGCCTGTATGCGGACGGGACAAGGTGCCGACTATAGTGGGGCCCAACGGATACGCTCTGCGGTACTATGGTCTCACGTGTCAGGAGTCCGAGGCGAACGGACGGGCGGAGTTTTATTATATTCGGCCGAAGGGAAAGTCTGAACTGAAGACAAAGCTATACGGCGGGGCCCTTACAGAAAATCTCTGTCAGTATCTTGCTTTCGCTTTGCTTCAATGGCAGGCTTGTCGTATGACAGAACAGGGGATACGGCTTATCGCCAATATCCATGACTCATTCCTTGCCATTTGTCCGGAAGAGTATGCAGAGCGTACTAAGGCTGTGATGGAAGCCTGTATGTCCAACGTACCGGACTGGCTTAAGGGTTTCCCCGTGGCATGCGAAGCCGAGATTGGCAAAGATTACTGTATCGCTTAGGAGGTAAAATGTTTGTTTTCTCACCGAGCAATATGATGGCGTTCAGAACCTGCCCCCGTAGGTTTCAGGCGCAGTCCATAACGAAGGAAATTAAGTGGAAAGCCAGCGTTCAGAAATCCCGTGGCACGATTGTTCATGGGGATATTGAGAAAGCTTTCTGCAAAGGCATGCAGTCCGTGACTCACTGGGATGACAAGCTTGATATTTCTTTTGTGTCGAACCTTATTGACACTGTGAGGGGTATAAAGGGACAGCTTCTTATTGAGAAAGAGCTTGTCGTTACGGACAAGTTTAAGCCTACTAACGATTGGTGGGATGGGCATGCTCTTCTCAGGGCAAAAGCTGATACGCTTATTCTCCCCGATGACGGTGACCCGTGGCTTATTGACCTTAAGACGGGGAAGAAATGGGATACGGAAGACTTCCAGCTTCGTGTTGAAGCCCTGCTTGTGCATCTCATTTATGGGAAGAATGTCATCAGGTACTCATATGAGTACGTTGATATTGGTGAGCGTGTTGAGGGTGTCGTTGATATGTCCCGTGGGCTTCTTCCCGTACAGGATGTGGTTGATACCATGAGGGATATGAAAGTTGCCATACGGGATAACTGCTTCCTGCCAGTCAGGAACAGGTTCTGCCGCTTCTGCGATTTCAATGGCAAAACAGAATGCGGGTTGATGGAATGACACCTGAGGGAAAAGTAAAACAGAAGATTACTGCGTGGCTAAAGGCTCATGACGTATGGTACTTTATGCCACGCGGTACAACGTTCGGCCGTTCTGGTATCCCTGACTACATTGCCTGTCTCCATGGCAGACTGATTGGGATTGAAGCTAAAGCCGGGAGCAACAAACCAACGGCTTTGCAATTGCTGGAACATAAGAAGATGCGCTTGGCCGGGGCTGTTGTGTTTGTCATTAATGAGCATAACATCGGAGAGCTGGATGCTATGCTGAAAGAGGCAGAGAATGGAAACACCTGATATAGCTGTCCTTAGCGACAGCAACTGGATATATCTGGGGGTCAGTGACCCGAAGATAAGAAAGCTTGGGAAATCCGTACCAGGCATTGTGTATAAAGATTATACAAACCCTGACAAAACGCTGTTCGCCGTACCGCATGATAGTGATGGCTGCATGATAGCCGCTAATCTCGGGGCGGATGTTACTGACCTTACGCCGTTTATGGCGGATAAGCACCCGCTCATTGAGGGCCGGTACAAACCCATGAAGCATCAGCTTAAGACGGCCTCGTTCATCACACTGCACCCGAGATGTTATGTTCTGTCTGACCCCCGTACAGGGAAGACCGGAAGTCTGATTCTGGCTATGGATTATCTCCAGAGGCATGCTCAGGTAACGGGTGGGTTTCTCATCGTCACTACTGTGACTACAATCGATAGCGTATGGATAGACAGCATAGAGCAGACGCTTCCCGGAGCACGGATTGTAAGAGTGCATGGCAAGGGCCGCGAGAAAGCGCTGGAAAGTCCCGCTGATTTTTACATCACTAACTATGACAGTATCCGTTTATCGGAGAAAGCTTTTGTAAAAGCAGTACTGGAGAAGCGTATAGGCGGCATTGTTATTGATGAGCTGACGCATGTGGGCAACTCGACAAGCCAGCGGTTCAAAGCTCTGGATAACATAGTCAACAAGCTGAATGTCAGGTATGCCGTGGGAGTGACGGGCTCCCCTGCTGATAACCCTGAAGCCGTGTATGGTATGGCCCGCATGATTAACCGGAGCAAACTGCCGTGCCGTACCAAGACAGGCTGGCTTGACCTTGTGACGTACCAGTACGGGCCTGAACCGTTCATGCGAAAAGCGTCCCCTATGGCGGCTCCCTGTATTTTTCAGACACTTCAGCCGGCTATCCGGTTCAATAAGAACGATGTGATTGACCTGCCTCCTGTCGTTACACAGACCCGCCGCTGTCCTATGAGTACGGAGCAGAAGAAAGTTCATGATGACCTGCGGAACGAAGCTATGTCTATACTGGACAGCGGCGTTACTATCACGGCGGCGAATGGCGGTGTGCTCTTTCAGAAGATGATGCAGATGGCGCAGGGGTTTGTGACTATGGACGGGATGCCTGTACCGTTACAGCACAAACAGCGTACTGAGACTATAATAGACTGTATCAGTGAGACAAATCATAAGGTTGTTATCTTCGGGGTGTTCATCTTCTCAAATCATATGCTTGCGGATGAGCTGAAGCGCGCTGGTTTCTCTGTCGATATAATAGACGGCGGCGTAACGGCGAAGAGCAGGGCGCAGATACTGCATAATTTTCAGTACACGCCAGACCCGAGAGTGCTCATATGCCATCCGACAACAACCGCTTTCGGCGTGGAACTTTCCGCTGCTGACACCATGATTTTCAATGGGCCCCCGATGCTGGGCGGGTTCCTCTATGCTCAGGCTCTGGAGCGTCTGAGCTCTGCCAAACAGAAGGCGTCCAAGATTTCCGTCATTAGAATAATTTCTTCGCCAGAAGAAGAAAAATCTTTCAGAAGTCTTGACGAAGGTAAAGAACTGGGGCAAACTGTATCTATACTATTTGAGGGGTGGAAAAATGAACGTAGAAGTTAAAGACTCGGGTAAGGAGTTGAAGAACTTTCTGGAGAGTAATCTTCCGATGCTGTTCCCCCGCTCCCGTATATCTGAATTAACCAATGGCATAATCAGCTACCGGACAATGGTTAATCTCGACTACAAAAGATTGGGCCCGCCCATAGTTAGGGTTGGCAGGAAGATTTGCTACAGCAAAAAGGATTTCATCGCATGGGCGGTTAAATTCTACTGCATTGATAATGTAGAAAACTATTAATCTGTGTGGAGGTATAAGATGAAGGGACTGAACGAACTCGCTGCGCGTCTCGTACAGGTTAGGGCTAAGCGGCTTGAGCTTGAGCGTCAGGTTGATGACATCAAGTCAGGGGAAGAGAAGGAACTTACTGACCAGATTATGGCGCTTATGAGCGCCGATGGTCTGAAGTCCTGCAATATCCCCGGTGTAGCCAGACTGGCTACGAGGACAACGCACCACTATGAGATAACGGATATAGAGTCACTATCTATGATGATGTTCAAGCAGATGATTCTTGCTCTGAAGTCAGGGCGGAATATTTCTGATGCTCTGATGTTTCAGCGGCGCCCGAGTAAGGAGAGCATTGAAGCGTATATGCATGATGCTCTGAACCTTTCGCCCGATGACGAGGGGTACAACACTGCGTGTGCCGGAGCCGGTATCACCTACGTTGATAAGGATGTCCTGTCTGTTACCAAGGCTTAAAAGGAATAAGGAGAAATACTATGTCTAATCTTCCTGTGTCCATGGACTCTATGTTTGTCACTTCTGGAAGTCTTGCTCAGCTTCCTGAAGAAATCACCAAAGCTTTTGCCTCCTCTTACGAGGATGCCTTTGCCGGAATGGGCGGGGCCGGACAGCGTAGGATTCGTATCCGCAAGACGGATTTCGAACTGCTTGACGGCGGCTCCTCTACCGTGATTCCTGCCAATGAACTGGCTGGTGTTTTTGTTGGCGCCGCCAAGAGCAACTACGCTGTGTGGTATGAGCGTGACTATGCTCCCGGTCAGGAGCCGGAAGCTCCCGACCTTATCTGGAATATCGATAATAATTTCACTGTTTTCCCGGACGCTCTGCCTGAAGAATATAGGCAGAAGGTTATGCGCGGCGGCAAGCTCAGGTGGGCTTTCCAGATTCGCAAGCGTCTCGCCTTTGTTCTTCTGCGTAACTTTAATGGGCAGAGCGTCCTTGACTGTGACCATCCGTATATTCTGGATGTGACTGCCATGTCCCTGTACGGGAATGGTCTGCCCCAGCAGAATATGTATAAGTGGTCAGGCCTGCGTGACCTGTGTCAGCAGTATTCCGCTGGGGGTATTCAGATTACGCCCAGTATGTTTCTTACTCAGATTGTTCTTGACCCCACCGTATCTGTTTCCGGTGTCGTCATGTTCCGCCCGTACTTCGACAGGAACAACCATCTGGCGTTCCTCAGCCCGGACATCATGTCCCAGGTGTACAATACTATGTGTGCTGAAAGCACGCAGGAGCTTCTTACTGTCAGGGAGAAGCTGACCTATGGGGGCGATAGTCAGGAAGCTCCCAGCAAGCCGGCTAAGCCCGTCAGAAAGGAAGCCGCCGCTCCTGTACAGAAGGCTGAGCCCCAGCCCCAGCCCCAGCCTGTCACGGTTCCTCATGCTGAGCCCGCGAAGGATGCCGCTATGCGTACCCTGTTGGATCAGGCCGAAGCCGCTATGAGCAGGAAGGCTGGTGCCGAAGCTCCCGTACAGAAGACGGAAGCTGCTGCCGAAGGGCCTGTCGCTAGCAACGTTCAGTCTCTTCTTGACGAGCTTAGTTTCTAGCTGATATAAATTCTGACCAGTCCGGGAAACCGGACTGGTCAGAAAGCCTATTCCTCTTGCCATCTCTGTGTGAGTCTGATATATCACTAGTCACACGGGGGTTTGCCTGCTAAGAGTCCCGCCCTGAGATGAGTGGGGTTACGGGTCGCCTCTTCCCTGACTTCCACGTTGGAGACTTCTCGGGACGGGACTCTTATCAGGCAGGCCAGTGTCTCCAACTGGCAACAATAAGGGGTGCTTATGGACACTACAGAGTTTCTTTCGGCAATACTTCCTCCTCTAAAGAAGGGAATATTCGGGCCGGAACAGACGTATTATATTTTCGCTCTGAAGGGAAACGAGCTTTGTTCCCTACGGGCTGGCAGTACTGATTTTATTATAGACAAGTGTAACGAGTTCAGTGCCAAAGGTTTCGATACCTATATGGCTATGGCCTCGTTCGACATCTATGTACCGGGACGGAAAGCGGCGAATGCTGTTGGGGCCAAGTGTCTCTGGGCTGACCTCGATATAAAGAAGGCTGACTGCCGCTATCAGACAAGAGAAGAAGCTCTTCAGACTCTGGTTGATTTCGGCAAAGCTACCGGGCTTAAACCGAGTATCATTGTTTCATCCGGCAAGGGTCTGCATGTTTACTGGCTCCTTAACAGGGTTGTGCATGCGGCTGAGTGGAAACAGCTTGCCAATAATTTTCTCAATATCTGCACCAAGCACAACATGGATGTTGACAGGGCAAGGGCAAGAGATATAGCGAGTGTGCTTCGTCTCCCCGGTACGGTGCATCAGAAGACAGGAACTACCGTATCAGTCCTGCTCGCTACGGACAGGAAGTATGACCCTGAAGCATTTGGAAACATATCTGTTCCAGCTCCAGTACAGCGCCCTCCCGTACAGGCTCATGCTTCCCAGCAGGATTTCTTTGGGATGGGGCCTGAAGAGCCTGTGTATGACGGCGTAGAGATTGCACGAAACTGCAATCAGATAATGACAATGGGGAGCCAGTCCTATCCAAACTGGTTCGCCGCCATGTCTGTTCTCCGCCGCTGTAAGAACGGCCTCGCTGTGGCCAAGGTTCTGTCTGGTGCATGCCCTGAGAAGTACAACGAAGCGGATACTGAGAAGCGTTTTTATGAGGCTTATCCAGACAGGCCCGCACGCTGTGATGTCTTCCGGGCAAATAATCCTGAGGGTTGCAAAGGCTGTAAGTATGCCGCTGTTCTGAACTCTCCGGCGTCTCTTCACCGTATCCTGCATTCACGGCAGGTGGAAATATCAAAGCCTGTCGTTCCTGAAGGTGATAGCCATATTGTTATCCCTGACTGGGATAAAGACTGCGGCTACACAGTCCTTAATGATGAGGATGACCACTCACATTTCTCTGTACTGGATGACGGGATTCATTGGTATCCGTTTGACCCGAAAGAGAAAGTTGTTGACGATGTGAGGATATTTCAGAGTCGGCTCTATTACATACGAAGTGAAGTTTATATTGATGACGCTGAACGTCCACACCGTATGCACGTCTTCAAAGTGGAGCGCCCTTCCGGATGGTGTGAGACTGTCCATTTTGACTGCGACAAGGACAGCGGACAAAATGTTAATAAGTGGTTTCTCAACGCTGGTATAGCTCCGCTTACCTCGCGTTGTGACACACGGGTTATGAATATGTTGATAAACGCCTATCTATCCAAAGTGGAAACTGACCCGAAGGAACGTATATCATATGACCATCTGGGATGGCAGGATATTACTGACCCTGTGTCGAAAGAGAAGCATAAGGGTTTCGTTACCGGGGCGGGAGCTGTTATGTCTACGGGTCTGCACCCCGTGGCCTTCGGCGGTATTGCCCGTTCCTCCATACCGCAGATGTGCGGTCATGCCGGTACTGTAGAGAAGTGGTCTTTCGTGCCAAAAATGTACAGGGCCCTTGACCAGAAACTAGGTCAGCTTGCCATGTGTTTTTCATTCGCCGCTCCTCTCATGGAGATAGGCGGCGGTGACGCCAACAACTGCATGCTGTCCATCTGGTCAAGCGAGACGGGCTGTGGCAAGTCCCAGCTCCTGAAGTCCTGCGCTTCCGTATGGGGCAACCCGAGAGAGATGTTCTTCTCCAAGGATGAGTCCATTACCACACGTTGCCGCCGTATGGCTATCCTGAATAACCTGCCGGCATGTATGGATGAGGTCACTGACCTTACGGATGAAGACCTTTCTAATCTTGCGTTTGTTATCTCCTCTGGCAAAGAGAAGAATAAACTTCGTGCCTCCGGTGCCGAGTTTATCCGTACCGGACGATGGGCTACCTGTACGTTCCTTACGGCTAACAAGTCAGTAAAGGAATGTCTTGCCCGTTATCATACGGACACAAGCGCTACGCTTCAGCGTATAATGGAATACCGCTGTGACTTTCCCCGGTACAATGACCCGAAAATCAGAGAGTTTATTCAGAAATGCGCGAAGCTCTATGATGATAACTATGGTATAGCCGGGCCAGAGTTCCTTATCAGGCTGTTCCAGTATCCTGAGCGTCTGGTATCTCTGCGTAACTACGTGGAGGACTGGGGACGCCGTAACGGTTTCTATCAGGAAGAACGATTCATGTCGAACGCTCTGGCCATTGCTATGAAGGCCGGACGCTGGGCTGTGGAGTTCGGACTTCTTGACTATGATATGGACGCCCTTGAAAACTGGGTTCTGAAAGTTTTCGTCCCGTACAACAGAAAAGCTACGGGCAAGGCTGAGACGAAATGGGCCATTGCTTTTGGCGATGTTATTCAGGATATGAGCCGGAGCACTCTGGTTGTTTCCGGTGCCAGCCGTCTTCCCAACGAGCCTGACCCCGGCAACCTTGTTATGCCGGATAAATATGTGAAGTACAGGCCCAATAATGGGATTGTCCTGTCACGGTATGAAGTACGTAATAGGACGCTGTACATATCCAGCAAGGCCATAAAGGAATGGTGCCAGAAGAATAATGCTTCTCCCGGCACCGTGCTTGAAGCCCTGCGTGTTGATGGCTTCCATATTAAAGAGGAGCGCATCAACCTGGGCAAGGGTGTGTCCACTATCCCGTCTGCCCGTATCAGAGTCTGGCGTCTGGATAAGGACGACTTGGACAGGCTTGACTATATCACGCCTTCAGGAAACGCATGATGTCATCTGCTGTATACAGCATCTGATTGGACGAGCCCCGCCATTCAAGGTCAAGGCTTTTCTTCTCCTGTATGAAGGGGCCGTCTATCAGTGTGTCTATACTGGTGAGCAGAGACCTTATATCCGTATGGGTTCGCGCTTTCTGGATAAGCTCTTCCAGTGTGTAACCCGTATAGCACATGACCGACAGGTGAAGTTTGTGGTGTATGGCACGGGCCAGCAGGGATAAAGGGAGCGCTTTGTCGAAAGGCTCACCCCCTGAGAAAGTCACGCCGCTGATGAGGGGGGACTGTTCTATTCTATGAAACAGCTCCTCCAGACTCATATCATGTCCACTGGAATAATCATGCGTCTGGGGATTGTGACACCCGGGGCAGTTATGTCTGCACCCCTGTACGAATATGGTGAAGCGCATACCCGGCCCGTCTGTGATACTCTCGGGAATAACCCCGGCCAGTCTTATATTCATAGCAGTCTCCATAAAGAATCCCCCATACCGGAGGAGCGGGCCAGCATGGGGGATTTTGTCATAACCGCTGGGCGGGGCGGTTTACCCGATACTGAACGTAATAGTCTTCACTGAGGTTTTCGTTCCATTCAGATTTGTCAGGGCAATGCTGAATGTAACGTCTCCGGCAGAAGTCGGGGTGCCAGTGAGCGAGAGCGTATTACCAGTACGGGTGACAGTGAGCCAGTCCGGCGCACCTGCGACAGTAACCTGTACAGGGTCAGTGCCCGTGAACTCTACCGTACCATGATAAGTGGTTCCTGTAGAGCCGGACGGCGTGTAAATATTCAGGAAATCAGCGGGAGTCTTGGGGCAGTCTCCATCTTCGCAGCAGTCATAGTTGCATATCAGGTCTTTAATAACCGCTATGACTGTAGGTGAGACAGACGATACACACGTACCGATAGGATGTTTTACTTCTTCAGTACCGGACAGACCTCTGTCAACCATAAGGAAACCCTGTTCCAGATGGGCGCGGACTGTCTCAATATTTGCATCGTCACGCAGAGTAAGATAGATATATGAACCGCTGGATTTCAGAATAGCCGCAAGGTCTGCGGCGGCTTCTTTGGTCAGGGTTATATATTTACCGTTTTCTTCAAGCGGGGCTGTAAGAAAGGCAGAGAAGAACTCTGTTGTCATGTTCATTATTTATTCTCCAGTGTGGCTACCCGTACTTCGAGTACCTGTATTCTGGCTTCCAGCGCAGAGGTGTCAGCGTCTCTTCCCGGAAGTCCCTGTGGCCCTGCCGGGCCCTGCTTTCCCCTTTCTCCGGGGACTCCCTGCGGGCCCATAAGCCCTGTCTTTCCTATCGGCCCCTGTATCCCCTGTGGGCCTGTGTCTCCTTTCTCTCCCTTCGGGCCTCTGGGGCCTTCAGGGCCCCTGTCTCCCTTCTCTCCCTTCTCTCCCTGCGGGCCTCTGGCTCCTTCAGGGCCACGCTCTCCACGTTCCCCGCGCACTCCCTGTACACCCTGTTCCCCTGTATCGCCCTTATCTCCTTTGGCACCTTCTTTTCCTGTATCTCCCTTATCTCCTTTCTCGCCTTTAATGGCATCGCTCCATTTAAGCTGGAAGATACTGTTGGGGTCATAGGTCAGAACCTGTCCTTCTTCGGCTCCTCTGGGGATAATGAATGGGGTTCCGCATCCATCTGTACAGGAACCACAGGGTTCTATATCATGATTGTGAATGGCCATCTAAAGCTCCATAGTGCAGTTGTCGAGCATAAGTGTAACGGTGGTCTGGTCGATGAAATGGTCGGAACATTCCGGGCCGATGTCAATATCAAATACTGCCAGCGTACAACAGGCAGGTTCTGGCTTCTTCGGTTCCGGTTTGGGCTCCGGTGCATCGGAACAGCTGACTGCTCCAAACGCAAACTCCGGGGGGAGTATGGCTTTCTCTGGCGCCTTTGGTTTACCAAGTGAGTACAGAGGAATCATGCTGAGCGGTTTCATCTTGGGAACCAGCCGGACAATGCCGGTATATCTTCCGGGGGGAGTTGTACTGAGTTTGTCACCGAGCCGGAACACAATGCGTCCCTCATTATCCGTACCGAAAGCGGGGAAGCACATTACAGGTACATCTGGTCTGGTGTTGGCTACGTCTTCTCCTGTACGGACTCCGGGCCAGCATCCATAGAAGAACCATGGCGAGCCTCCGGGGTTGCAGTTACAGGGCTGTCCCGCTTCTCCGGCTACAATGAGAAGCTGAAGACCATGCCAGTCAGCCAGCTGGGATTGGTTGCCATATGTTTTGATTCGGAATGCGATTCGGGAAATTCCCTGCGTAAGGTAAACAATCATATGTTAGTCCTGCGACAGAATAGCGACTGCCTTATTATATGCGTCATTATGATTCTGATACCGCTGACGGAAAAATTCTTTAAGCCCCTCGTCATCATCCATTTCAATAAGCCGGGCGATTTTATCTTTGGCTCCCTGCTGGGACTTCTTGATAGCGTTATCAGTATCAATAATGGTTATTACTTTCAGAATGTCTGGTTCGTCCCATCCAGCATCCCGAAGCTGACGTACACGCCACGCCCTGTATATCTCGGGTTTGGCTGTAATCTTTCGGTTGCTGGTCTTAAGAATGATACCTTCCTGTCTGATACGGGACATGTACTCGCTCTTGTACTGGTCATACAGGCTGCGGCCTACGTCAGTAATCTCGCCTCTGTACATAGTACCGCCAAGCCCAAAGGCCACAGGGCCAAGTTTGTTGTACATACCCTTTTCAGGATTGTTGGCAGGGTTCTTCTCAGCATCAATGTACGAGGGGATGAATCTCAGGAAGCCCGTGGCATACCCGCGAAGCAGGGCTTTGAGCTGTTCCGGAGCGAAATCGACACCGGTAGTCTGAAGAATTTCCTTAGCGAGATTCTTATATACTGGAGCAGTAGTCGCCCATCCGGAATCCGCCGCTGACGTATAGGCTCCTTCACTGGCGCTGTAATAAGTAATGGGCCGTCCTTTGTAGTTACGGTTAATAGCGACATCTTCTATAGGACGGAGAAGCGCGGGGGAGAGAACCTGCATAAGCCACGTAGCGGGAGACATGGAGAAGTTATAGCTGGGGGCGTCAGCGGGGGACATCTGCTTGGCAATAGCGGCCATAAACTCAGGCATGACATCCTCAGCGGACGCGATGCCGCGCTCCATTCTGTCCATAGCTATTGCCATACTGGACGCAAGCTGGGCGATACCAAAGCCAATGGGCATTTTGAAATAATCGCCCTTATCGTTTGTCGGTATGGGGATATACCGGCACAGGTCACTGATAGGCAGGGAGTCAATACGATACGCGCCTGTATCCTCATCCTGTCCCAAAGACTCACGGGCAAAGCTGTACAGCATGTTGCCCACAGCGGTAAGTCCTACGAACGTAGCCATACCCCTGTATGACATATGGAAACCACCGTCTGCGCCCGGAGCGAGCCCCACGGTACGGAGCATGGCACGCGCGCCCTGAAGTGTAGGGTTGGTAAAGGGGAAGAACATACGCAGAGCGTTCGTATACTTTCCGGTCTGGCTTTGATCCATGACTTCCGATACGGCGTTGGCTGTCTGGGAGGGTTCAATGGAATGTTCCCGCATAGCGGCGTACTGAGCCAGTGACGGCGTAAGGTTCCACACGTCATTCCATGCGTATATCCATTTGGCTACTGTTTCACGCATGCTGCCGAACCGGGAAGCAATGCGGTCAACAAGCTTTTCCGTCTGATTATTCCTATCAGCGTAGTATTTATTCAGGTTGTCAATGTTATTGATAAGGGAGGTACTCTCCTTACCGATAGCACGGGAGTATGTGTAGTGCAGTCCGGCCTCGGTAAATTCCCTGAAGTACTTCCCGTACTCACTGTTCGGGTCAAGCCTGCCTACGGTATGATGAACGACAGCGTTGAATGCTTTGGGAAGTTGGCTGAGATATGAACCAAGCAGTTTATACCCCGGAACGTGCTGACCATATGTATCAACATAGTCCCTGTTGGCCATGTTTACGCCACGTTCCAGTATGTCACGCGCTCCGTTGCAGGGGGCGAACCCAATATTGAGGCTCGTACAGGAGTGACCCATCATGGCTGTGGCTTTGGCCAGAAAGTTCAGTCTCTCATCCAGACGCAGTACGGACGTCATAGCGTCATTAAGGTCTGCGCCTGTGATGTGACTCTTCTCATCGCTGTACCGGACGTCGAACTGAATGAACCTGCGGTCATAGATTATATTGCCGGCTTTATCCCTGACATACTTTCCCGTAGAGTCCAGTCTGGGAGCGATGAAGTTAAGGCCTCCACCATGCGTTGAAGAGCTGGTAATGGCATAATACATATTGCGTTCAGCTTCGTTTGGACTGAACTGCATACGCATGAGGAGCTCATAACTGATAGAGTAGAAAGGATTGTGCGTCATGGCGTATTTGTCTACGTCCTTGCCGCCTTTCTTCATATTGCGCTGGAGTTCTCTGGCGTTGTTTATGTCTTCGATTGTGTAGTTTTTAAACCTGTCCCGTGCGCTCTTGGGGGCATTTTCCGAGAACGGGTCTATGCCCTGCTGAATATAATCGTTGTAGACAGCAAGTTTGTTTCTGGTACTTAGATTATAATTCATGGCCTGTTCCGCCGAGTACATAGCCATAGCGGCTTTGGACATACCGACACGGGCCGCGGCTCTGTTGGCGAAATGCTGTATCGTATACCATGCGCTGACAGGCGGCTGTTTCATACCCTGAGCCTGATGGAATTTGCCGGGGAGGTAGTTGTCTGTATCTGTTACTGACCTGCTTACATTGTCCTGATTCAAAGCGAATGGAACAAAGTCATCGTAGTCAGCGAAGTATTGAAGCTGTTCCGGAACAACCTGCCCAGCTTTGGACAGGTCGGTCATGGATGCTCTGATGACGCCAGCCATACTGCTCATGATTTCCTGCTGCTGTTTTTCGCTCAGGCCATGACGGATAAGAAGCTCTTTAATTTTGGCATCTCTGGCGGCGGCGTCACTGTCCAGAAGTCCCGCAGTAGGATGTTTGGAGTCATAGAAGAACGGGCCCTGTATGTTACGGTTAGCCGCCAGCCATTCATGATTAGCGAATAGCTGCGCATATTCCTTACTGAGATTGATATGTGCTATGTTGGCATCCGGCTTGTTGATGTCAAACTTATCTTTCTCGGCAATGGCCAGAATTTCATCCATGCGCTGCTGCCAGTTACGCAGAATAATGTCAGTATGGACAGGCATCTGGGACAGGTTAAGCCGGTCGCCAATAAGTTCAAGTGTATTATTGACTGACAGAGTGTTGTCTTTAAGATACCGCTTCGTCAGCTTGCGGATGTTGTCAAGTTTTTCAGAATAGCTGCTGCGGAGACCAGAGACAGTACGGAAACCGTCCTGTATGGAACTGACCAGAGGATGTTCCATAATGGAACGCCCCTGTACGGGAAGGGTGCGGGCAAGGAACATATATACAGGGGCCAGTCTGTCAGTAAACCTGCGGGCCAGACCGCTGGAGAATCTGGTGTACAGGTTCATTGTTTTAGCAATACGTCCCGTGAGATTTTTAAAGTTGTCGAGCATGCGCTTCTTTTCCTGCTCACGGTAATTGTTGACTTCCCTGATGTATTCGGAAGCCATTCTGCCTACTGTTCTGGTATCTGCCTGTGTAAGACGTACACTTCCGCCGGAGGGTACTGCGCCTATATTCTCGTTGATGTTGTTGGCCGCTTCCGCTTTGGCCGCAAGATTGTCGGCTTCCGCATCTGGGGAAATGTTTTCCCCGTTGTCTGTATCTGAGGCGTTATTGAAACTGCCCTGAGTGAAACCGCCGCCGTCCTGTTTCATCTCGTTTTCAACATCTTTGCGTCCGTAACAATCACTCATGGCTACCTCTATGCGATACAGGGATTATCACCGTTGAAGGCTTCCTTGGTCTTATCATTCTGTACAGTCATCTTTTCAGGTGACATAGTGTCTGCGCTTTTGTTATTCAGGGCTGCGTCACCCTGTACCATATCAGAGAAATACTTGATATTATCCACATCTTCCGCTGTGAACAGAGCGCTGGTATCCTGTCCGTTTGATTCTTTGTACCGGTTCATTCTGTCAGCGATAATATCACCGACTTCTTTCGGGAACATCTGTGTAATGCTCTTGGAGGCTTTCCTGCCAAGTGTATACTGACCCCGTTTATAAATCAGGGACGTAAGATTAGGCGCGGATTTAACAGCGGATGAAGCCGCTTCATCTTGTCTCAGGAACAGGGAGTTGATCATATCAGCCGCCTGTTCGTTAGAAAGCTTCCCCGTACCGGTACTGGAGAAGTATTCCTGTAGGGAGTCGTGCATCTTCTGCCGCTGGACTTTTGTCAGCGGCTTAGGCTTCTCTCCAGTATCAAGGCTTCTCTGGCCTGTGCTTCTTTCTGTCCCAAGGCTTCCTGTGCTCTGACCTGACTCTGCATTTCTAACGGTTGCTGATTCAGTACCTCGTCCTCGGTCAGCCGGCTCTGGTCTTCCTGCGGTATCCCCCTGTTCTCCAACATTGACCGCATAATTTTCAGGCGCAGGGGCGTTTTCATTGGGCCGCCTGCCGCTCCCTGCCGTCTGATTTCCCTGATTATCTGCTCTAATTTCCGCAGGGTTTCTATTGGTAATGGGTTCAATAATTCCTGCGGTATTGGCTGCCACTGCGCTATTAAGGTCAGTATTTTCTGTATTAATTGTTCCTTCTCTGAGTCGTTCAGCAATTCCATCGGGGGAAGCTGATTGCGCTCTCTGTACGTCTGTCGTATTGCGTCTCTTGTTTCCATTGCGGGTTCTCTTTCCGGCAGTAACCGGAACTGCGGATGCCGGGGTATTGGTTCCGTTGATTACATCGAGAAGGGTATTCTGCATCAGTGTGGTATCAACGGCTGGCTGTGCCGCCGCAGTACGCTTCCTGCTCCGTGTCGTTTTCTTTTTCACAGCAGGAACGGGTGCAACCGGTACCGCCGATGTGGGAGTATTGGTTCCGTTGATTACGTCAAGAAGAGTATTCTGCGTCAGTGATACAGGAGCTTTGTTTGTTTGTGCCTTTCTTTTAGCCGGAACTGCGGCGGCTCTGTTATTAATCAGGTCAAAGAGTGAGTCCTGCGTCAGAGGAATGACCCCGTTACGGGTATTGTCCCCGGCAAGAATATTCGCGATGTAACCGTTCCTGTCTACAGGAGTAATGTTTCTGGCCCTTCTCTTTCGGGTGGTCGTCCGGTTCTGTTTGGCGGCCTGTTTAGCCTGTGCCGCTGTCTCGCTGGCAATTATGGAGGCTCTCTGCTCAGGGGTCAGGAAGTCAAACATATTCCTGCCACCGGTGAAAGCCGCGCGCTGTACTGTAGTATCCGGTACAGGAGCCGCACCGGCCATAGCTATAGGAACGTTGGGAGCGGCGTTCGCAGGAGCGGCGGGAGCTTCGCCCAGAGCTAGAGGAATATTGGGAGTCTCGGGAGCGGCGGGAGCGGCGTAGCGTCCGGTCATGACTATAGGAGTACCGGGGATGGGATTCATGGGAGCGGCAGGAGTTTCGTCCAGAGCCAAACGTGCTTCAGGAGCTGTCAGAACCTGTGGACTGCCCGGAGTCTGAGAGCCCGCCGGAGTGGGATTAACTACTGTAGCGGAGGAGTCTTCCTGATTAACGGGGTTCTGCGTAACAACAGGAAGCTTCTTAGCTGCCAGTTTTTCCGGCTGGAAGTCAGAAGGATTGTATTGAGTCGGTTCCGGAGCTTCGGGTTCTGCCACGTTCCTGTTGAGAATGTGTCTGCCAGCCACACCCATAGCGCCGCCGATACCGGCCATAGCGCCGCCGTACAGGGCAGACTCGCCTATGCCGTTTGTAATGTCATTATCCTGCCCAGTAGCGGCATTGTAGTTAGCGTTGCTTCCCATGGTATTCAGCGCGTTGGAAGCGGCGCCTTCGGCTATAGAGGGAACAACACCATACTTTACAGGATGATTGAGAATGTCTCTTTGGACGACGTAGGGTGCCGTCTCCTCGCGCATAACCTGATTAACCATCTGCCGCTTTTCCGCGTCAGTAACGGCCTCTTCAGCTACGTCTGCGCTCCTGCGGGCAATGGCTCTGTTGTTCAGAGTTTTGTCAACGACTTCCTCTGCCATGGAACGGGCTTCGCGTCCTGCGGCTCCTGTACCGGAACGGATAAGTCCGGCACCGATACGGGATACAGCGGCAGGAACAACGCCAGACGCACCGCCTATAGCGGCATTCATCGCGGCTTCCCTGTATTTGGCATCGTTGTAGGCGGCAATACGCTGGTCTTCATTGAGTGATTCGTCTTCGGCCAGACGCTGGCGGAGACCGACATCACCGCTGACAGCATTACCTGCCGCTCCGGCCAGAACACCACCAGCCAGACTGGCCAGCGGGGCGGCGGCTACACCGCCAGTAAGGGCCGATGCGCCAAGAATACCAGCTCCTGTACCGATTGTCTGTAAAGCAGTACCGGGGTCTTGTACCATGGTGTTGACCATATTGCGGGCCGTGCCCATGAAGTCATCGTTACGGTCAGTAAGGCCACGACCTTCTTTGGTACGGAGTTCCGTTTCCTTGAGGTCGGGGTTGCTGTCGATAATGGCCTGAATACGCTGTTGCGATTCCTGGTCTTTCCTGTCCCGTGTCTTATCGTCATCGCCTATGGTACTAATCCAGTTAGACAATGACTCTGCACCAATACGTGCGCTGTCAATAAGGCTGGAGAAACCGCTGGTATCATCAATGGCTTTCTTCTCAGTCTTAACCTGATTGTTTGCTCCGGACAGTTCACGGGATATGATAGCGGACGCGTCATCACTTCCGCCGTACTTCTGGTTAAGCTCTTTCCTGACAGCGGTAAGAGTTTCCTGTTTCGTCTTGTTACTGGCTTTAGGGTCATTCATCGTGGCAGCGAGTCTGCTGAGCGCAGGGTCAGCACGCACGCTGTCAACAGTCTGGTTATGCTGGAGAGCCTGAAGGTTGGCTTTGCGCTCGTCCTTGGAGTTACCCGTAATGGGAACCTGTACATACTTTCCTGTCTTCGGGTCAAGGACATTGGCGTAAGTGACCTTCTCTGTACCGGACTTGCTACGTCCCCCGCTCCGTCCGCCACCGCCGCCAGCGGCGGCACGTGCCTGCGCGAGACGGGCGGCAAGTATCTGTTTGGCCAGCGCAGCAACAAGCTGGGTATCATCGGGAATTTTATTGGGCTGTATTGCGCCGGAAACACGGGGGATGTCAAAAGCCATGGATGTTACTCCGCACTTACTGAGTCTATAAGGTCTCTCAACTCGTTGTCATATTCCGTAGGATACTCTACCGGAACCGGTACGGGATTAATAGCATTTTGCGCCGCCATTAGCAAAAGGCGGTTATGCGCCGTATCTTCGGGGGACATAGGCTGATACCTGTTCTGGAGTTCAATCCGGTCCATTACCGGGAGAACAACATCCACCGCCGGACTTTCTGATTTGTCATTGGACAGAAGAATATCTTCTAACATAGGTCATTACCGGGTTGTAACTATCTGTACAGGACTGCGGTTATCAGCGCTCTGGATGTAGTCATACCCATTGCGAAGGATATAATCTGCCAGAGTACCGTTAGTTGCGGCCGGAGCGTGCGTGTTGAGAAGAGCGTTACTATTAGCAACGGGGCCGGTTGTCGCAGGGTAAGGAATGGGAATAGGCGCAGTGAAACGGAAACCGGCTTCTTCCTGTACAGGATAATCATAGATACCCATAGCGGCGTCGTATCTTTCCTGCGCCTGCACCGCATCAGGACGAACCTCTGTGTTCAGGAGATTAGGAAGCATCTGTACAGGAGCGCTCTGCTGTACAGGGTAATCCGGAAGCCCCATAGCGGCACCGTATCTTTCCTGCGCCTGCACCACATCCGGACGAACTGCTGTGTTCAGGGGGTTAGGGAGGAGCTTCAGAGGAGCGTTCGGCTCTACAGGATAGTCGGAGAGTCCCATAGCGGCATTATATCTTTCCTGCGCCTGTACCACATCCGGACGAACTTCCGTGCTCAGAGGAGAGAACGACTGTACGGGGGCGCTCTGCTGCGCAGGAGAAGGCATGTATGTACTGAGCGGGGGCAGACCAACATGAATAGGCTGGTAGGCATCCGGCATCTGCCTTATTACCGGAGTAGTAATAGTCACAGGAGTGGCAGGAGCGGCAGGAGCCGCCGCGCGTGCGGCCTGTAAATAGCCGTATGTGGAAGGAGCCTGAGCTGGAGCTGTTTCCTCACGTCCGGACGCGACACGGCCAAGATAGTTGCCATCGCTGACATCATTAATAGCATCATTAACCATCGTCAGGAGAATATCCTGAGCGGATACGGATTGCTTTCTTCTTCTGGTAGCCATCGATACTAACTCCTTAATGAGAGAACGGATTCATTCCGGCAAAACCCCTGTCACTGGCGTCCATGAAAGGATTGATGCGCGCGGGGTCATACAGAGACGGGAGACGCTGGGGAGCGTAGCCTGCCCCGGCAGGGACACTCTGACTGACCTGAGGCATCGTCAGATTATACTGAGGTACAGAGGGAGTCTGGAAAGGACTCTGTAACTGGGGTGCTACTCTCACAGGTTCATCCTGCGCAACGGCGGTGCGCTGTACGGGGGCGCTCTGCTGTACAGGAGCGCTCGGCTGTGCGGGATAATCGGAAAGCCCCATAGCGGCGCTGTATCTTTCCTGTGCTTGTAGGACGTCAGGACGAAGCCCGCTGTTCTGAGGCGGGAAGACCGTATCGCTGAGAGTCTGATTATTCACTGCGTAATTGCCATTACCTGTGATACCACCCCAGTAGTCAGTCTGGTTGGCACCCCATCTCGGCATCCGTTCTTCCGCAGGAGTAGTCCTGTACGCAACACCGGGGAGTGTCTGCTGACGGGGGCCGAGGCGGAGACCAGCACCACCGTAAGCAGGAGCAGGCTGAGAAGGCATGGCTACAGGAGCAGGGGTTCCTTCTGTACGGGGAGTCCCGCCTCCAGTGCCGCCTCCATAATTTACAGCACCAGCAAGGGTAGCGCTGCGTCCACCCGCACCCATTACGGGAGTCGGGCTCCAGTTAGCCATAGCGGCGGCCAGAGCGGACAGGACGAGCGGCTGACTGTAGTCATAATAATTCCCGTCAACAACATGAGGATACACAGAGGGGAACCCGATAAGCGGTGTGACAGCGCCGTTCATCTGACGGGTAAGGCCTATGCGCGCGTACGGGCTGACCTGTCCCATAATCGGCGGAATACCGGCCTGAGTATATCCTTCATAAGAACCGGGAAGAGAATAGTTGTACCCATTATTCAGAACAACAGGACGCAGGGCCGGAACAGTAAATCCCGCTGGCCGCTGGACCACTGCACCCTGCATCTGCTGAGTGGGGGTAGTCTGTACCCGTATCACCTGTCCATTGGCATTAACAGGTTCGTAAATATTTCGCGCCATTATTTTCTCCTACATTCTGCTGGGGTACAAGTTAGCCCCGTGCATACCACCTGCACCAATGGGCATGTTATTACCACCCATACCGCCCAGACCCATGGAAGCAAGCAGGGACATTGGGTTGCTCATCGCCATGTTTGCTCCGGTAAGTGTCAGCCCGATGCGGGCGTTATTGAGCTGGTCAGCGTATGCCGTATCCCACTGGGCCCGTCTGATTGTGTAGGGTTCATACAGATAGTTATTGAACAGATTAAGGTCAGAGTTTGCCCGAACGTTGCTTTGCATGAGCGCGTTGTCATGAGCCATATTAATGCGGTCATTCATCACACGCTCGTCATACATATTCTGAAGCTGTCCGGCCTGAGCTTTGTTGTAATAGTTAAGGTCGGCCCAGTTGTCCTGTACAGCCTGACGCTCACCCTGCATATAGCCGGGAAGCAGAGACCCAAGCGCTCCGACTACTGAACCGAGACTGCCGAGAAAAGCCATAACTGTCTCCTTATCGGCTGGCATCCAGAGCCGAGCTGGCGTCCAGAGCGGACTGCGCGCCATTGCCGGCCATAATGCCTATATTAGCAAGCGGGGCATTTGTCTGCCCCAGATATGAAGTTGGGTAATATGTGTCGTTACGGGAGCCGTAATAGCCAAGAGCGGACATCAGGCCCTTGGCGGCATTCTCAATCTGGGAGCTGACGTTGCCCATGAGGGAACGCGCCACATCGCCGTAGCTGGTTGCTTCAGAACCAAGGTTGCGGCCAAGATTGAGTACAGAACTGCGGCGGTTCCAGCGCTTATCGTTCTTGTAGTCGGTGTACCACTGGTCATCAGCAAGGTTGTAGTTCGCCGTATCCGCCAGAGCCAGCGCCTTCCTGTGGCTGAAACTACCCATTAATGAGCTGTCCATGCACAGGTGGAACTGCCTCGCTTTCTGCGACAGGTATATCTCCGCTTCATTGTAAGCACTGTTCACAGAGGAATCAGCCCTGTTGCGCGCACTGCCACACTGGAGTGTCCGTACAGGTTCGGAGCTTACCTCGTTGAGCAGTTTCTTTTCCAGCGGCACATATTTCCTGCTGAACCTGTCCCACTTATACTTGGCCATATCATAATAGGAATTAGCCAAGTCCTGTTGCATGTCAGCTATTTGTCCCTGTGCTATGCCATTAGCAATGGCAATAGCCAGAGCCGCGCCCTTAAACGCCAGAGTACGGAGGTTCTCGCCTTCAGGGCCGTATTCAGGAGCGGCCCAGTTACAGAACCGGAGCGGCCCTATAGCGCCGTGGCTGGCCTGTCCTGTACCGGTAGAACGGGAGTTGCCCCCTGTAGTACCGGCACGGAGCGTCTGACCATAGAGAGTCTGGTCAAGCGTCTGGCCATGAGCGTTGACACTGGAAGAGAGATTACTGCTCTGCTGATTAATGGCATTGGATACAGCGGTAGGGTCTGCACATGTACATTCAGGCATTAGAAGCTCTCCTTCAGCAGTGACTCATTGGCAGCAGCTGTATCCTCAATCGCTCCCCGTACCTCACCTCTTATAGCACTGCGTGTGTAGCCAAGGTTAATGTCAGTACGGGACAGGTATTCTGTCGGATAAGACGGCGTGTTTCTGTTGGCAGAGTATCCAAGATACTGACCTGCTCCGGCCAGTCCTTCCCACGCCTGATTGTACAGGTTGCCATAGATACCGGCAGAGGTCTTAATCAGGGACACGTTGTCAGCTATAATGTCACGCCCGCGCTTGGCCGTATTCAGCATCTTGCTGAACCGCACGTCATCACGCGATTCCAGATAGGCACGCTCATTCCTGTACCCAAGACCCTCAGCAAGGCTCAGAGCGTCAGCCTGAGCGGAAAGAATATTGGCAAGCATATCCTTACGGAGCCCTGTGCAGTACCGTGAGGTACAGCGCATGCTCTTTTTCAGCTGACCACGGAACTGAAGCATGGCCGCTGTTCTGGCACGTCCTTCGGTAGCGTCATACTGGGGCGTTTCAGCCGGGATATTAAGCGCTTCGTTTATCTCCTGATCTTCGACAGGAGCGTAGTAATCTTTGTAATGGTCAAGCCAGTTACGGGCAATGCGCCAGTACTTCTTGGCCATGTTCCATTCCTTTGTTGCAATATCTACAGCCCGTGTGGAGTTGTAGGCCGCTGAAAGAATAGCGGCGTCAGCAAGGATATTAGCGAACAGCCCATACTGCTGGTCGTTCGTACCGTGCTTCGGATTGCATTCAAGGTCATCGGCGTACATTACTGCACCTTAACGAACCTGCGCGTTGTAATGACAGTTTCCTCTTTCCAGTTCCCCGGGATATTCGGGATTCCCTCACCTTCAGTATTGGAGATAAGGATTTCATCAGTCCCAAGAAATTTCACAGCTTCAGAAAGGAAACTGAACAGGGCCTTCTCGACTTCAGGTCTGTTGCCAGTGTACCAGTCCTGTATCTGGAAGACACGAGCGCTGTACTGCATAGGCCGGTACGCAGTACCAGTGAGAAACCCGACAACATTATTGTTGTCGTTATCATCATAGGCGACAAAAATCTTCATGTCCTTGTTTATCCAGAGCTGGGTAAACACATTGACATTGAGATTGAACGGCTTGTCGTCATAGGCCTTACGCTTGTTTTCCCATGCTTTGCCAAGCATGGGCCCCAGTACACGGCCCAGAGTATCAATGGCTTTGTTAAGGTCTATATCAGGTTCAAGAATGTCTACTCTCATAATCTGCTCCTGACAACATAATATTAAAATACCCAGAACATGTCTATTTGGCGATTATAGCCGTTCCGAGTTCAGCGAACTCTACTGTCTCTGTACCTGTAAAGTACAGCCTGTAACTGAGGTGCCTTCCGCATTTGGGGAGTCTTACAGGCTTGTCGCCCGAGATAGTACGCTCATACACTGTTTGGCCATGGTCATCTTCCACACGTACAAATGTCTGTACAGAACGGAGACGGAGCGCGGCAGGACTGTAGAATGAACGCTTGTTTATAGTCTCAGTACCGGGACTGTACAGCTCTCTACTCTTCCACTCAAACGGTCTGAACGTATCGCTCTTATCCCAGAACCATACCGCGCTGTCCTGTAGAAACATCAGCTGCCCTGTATTGGTGGCCTGCATAGCTATAGGAGCATCGGAAATATTGGAAAGCTCCATGCCCCTGACATCCCCGTATGGGTCGCCGTCTATATCAAGGATGAAACTTGTCTCGTCTGTGACGATGAAGAGGTATCCGTTCCAGTACTCAAACCGTGCTGTTTCAGGGGCGAGCTGATGCCACTGTTCAGCAGTGAGCCATTTGGACGTCAGGATATGCCAGCGTGCGGACGGGTCAATCAGGATAACGCCGGGGTCGGACGAATAGATAAGTCCGAACGGTGTAATGATGGCGCTGTTGTAATGCCCGCAGGATATATCCGGGAGCGGTCTGCCAATGTCAGTTACGGGAGTACACTTCGTATCGTCACAGCTGGATACGTCAATAATGTAGGGTGTTGTAGAAGTCGTTACGTAGAGCTTCTGGTCAAGACACTTCATGTGAATGACACTGCTGTCCAGAGTCAGCTCGTATTTGACAGGCCAGTTATAAGGCTGGAAGTTCTCTGAGAGATATACCCTGTTAGCTACGGAACCGGCCAAACGGATGACACCTTCAACTGCCGTGATATTCTGAAGTCTGTCCGGCGGGGGTGTGACATCCACAGTATCAAGCGGCATGCCCAGCTTCTTTGTGAGAACCGTATCGGTATAGGATACTGACGGGAAATAGATAGTCGCTACGAACAGATAGTCAGTAAGCGGGGTCTGGGTCTTACCGTCTACAGGGCGGAAGCCGGTAGAGCTCCTGTACAGGTTGGCACTGACAATCCCATACCCGTCAGGCGGGAGGGATATACCTGTCACAGAAACAGAAGTTCCGTCAGCAACCATAACCAGATTGCTGGCAGGGGATGGGGCTGATTCTTCTCCCCACTGGTTAACCCATGTATATACATAGGAGCGGGTATCTGAAGCACGGCCACACATCTCTTCCGCGGAAGCGTGAGGAGGTACAGGAGGGGTAGGAACCCCGAGCCTGTAGTAGGTCATATCACAGCAACTACCGCGCACCATCACCTGTGGGCTGTCGCTGTTGCCTGTGATGTACAGCCTCTGCCATTCGGGGGAAAGCTCGGCTACGGAAACAACACTGTCCCATGTATATAGGCAGTGCCCGTACATATACAGGGATACGGCTGTGGAGGGTACGTCTTTGTACTTACAGAGCTCACGCCAAGGTTCGAGCTGTCCCCTGCGCAGGTTGACATTCAGTGCCAGTGTGGCCTGCGTGACAGCCAGACTATGCTCCGGAGTACGCGGGACAATACCGCCAAACTGTGTAATTGCTGTCTGCATTAGTAGGCCGTCACAACTTCAATGTCCATGTAACCCACACCATTCATGTCCCCGATAACCTGTACTGTGTGATTACCGAGGCCGTAACGGGCTGTAGTCAGGGCCGTAAGTTCATTGTCCATAACTACATCAGTATCGACAGCTTTGCCGTCAACATAGATAGTACCGCTGATAGGCGTAACCGTGGTCTTTCCGGAGGGGTCGCTTGTAGTCGGGCGCTTGCAGTCCCTATATCGGATACGGAAAGAGCCGATACGGGCAAGGTCAAACGTTATAACATAGGCGTCTGATTTCGTTCCCGAGGGGAAACGCTTGGACGCATGGTCATAGACAAGTATCTCAGATGCCGATGTATCTACTATTTCAGTAAGCGTACCGGACTCTGTGAGAGTCACACGCTGTACGCCCATATATCTTTCACCGGGCGTTACTGATATTTTCTGTACAATATTCGTGACAAAGTTCTTGTCATCAAGGGTGACGTCAAAACCGCCGAGCCTGTACTCACCAGCACGGTTGAACATAGGGTCAGCGATATTAAGCGTAACAACACCCGTGGACGTAGCAAGGTCAGCCTGAATGTGCCCCTGACCAATAACGCCGTTGACCGTACTGACCGTGGAGGGAGCGGTATAACCTGTGAGATGCCCGTACCGGTCAAACGACATCCCGTTGATATAACCCTCGTATCCTTCCTCGGAGTGGGACACCTTAACAGGGTCTTCCCTTGTACCGGAACCGGACACGTTGATACCGGTGTTGCCAGCGCTGACAACAAACGCTTCAGACGGGTCAGGGTTGGAGGATATAATCAGCGGGTCACGCTGGGTTCCTGTACCCTGTATCGCGATACCATCTCCAGCCTGAGCGCTGAGCGTGGTCAGAAGCGCCCCTGTCGTATCCGTCCGTGTCAGGTTTCCCGCCTGAGAAGAAATATTAGCAGACCCTCCACCGCCGCTGTCAGAGCAGGAACAGGGCTCGGGGGCGCAGGTAGGGGGATTATAAATGGGGAGCTGTTTGCCTTCCAGAGAAACGATACATCCATTCTGTATGACAACACGGTCATACACGCCGTCTGCGGGAGGGGTGCCTTTCTCCACACGGACGCATCCTTCACGGGAATACATCCTGCCCCCGAAGGGAAGACACATACTCCAGTCAGGACAGGCACCTTCCTCTTTCGCGGAAGTAATCTCTCCGTCACATTGAGGCGTGATTCTGGGGGTACAGTCAGACATTACATTACTCTCCCAAACTGCATATGGATACTTCCGCGCATTTTGTGCGTTGCTGTCTCCATAGCGGCGGCTGATGTGCGTTTCTCAAACTCAGTCATATACGCCCGTCCCATCTGGATGTTTGTCCATGGCCGGGCCGGTATAAGCATTATGTAAGCCCGCACGCCCATAAGCAGAGTATCCAGCCAGTCAGTGTACAGGACGTCAGGGAGCTCACAGGCATCCTGTCCCGGCATAACGGCCAGCTCCGCAAGAAGACGGCCGGGGCTGTTCGGGTGTCTGACGTGCAGTACCTTCTCAAGGTCATCATACCAGACAATCTCCCTGCCGCAGGGAGTGCACCCCTGCGGCAGAGTGAAAGTCTCTCTGGCGTCATGTCCGCCGCAACAGCCGCACGGAATGATATATGAACGCAGGATACCACATATCTCCAGCCCATCCGGGGATTCCAGCCGGTATCTGGTGATACATGGTTCCAGATTAACTGCCGCGCGACGGCGTATCAGGTTGCCCTGACGGGCCATGTTTCTTGCGGCTTTCAGTAAGTAGAACTGGAAGAGCTGGGCGGGAAGAGTAGGATACTCAAACCGGAGCTCTTCCAGAAAACTATCGAGCGGTCTGGTTTTGAACGGCTCGTAAATTATCTGCGTCTCGCTCACGTTCAGCTTTCTCCTTCTCTCTGCGGTCTACAGCCCGTTTCAGCAGGTTGTCGTGTGTAGTCAGATGCGTTCCGGCTATGGTACTGATGGTGGGTGAGTTCTCGGAATCCATGATAAGCGCCCTGTAAAGCATCCACTGCTTGACAATAGCAACCATCTCATCCGGTACTGATTCACTAAGAGAACGTCCGGTCGGCATTGTGTAGCACTGCACAAGAACATACCGGTTCTGCCCCGGAGCAACCGGAGGCATGACTTTGAATCTGCTGATGTCTACTGAGCTTATGACATACGAGAAAGGCTCATCTGTCTCAGGGTTTATGCAGTTTGGATATACAGACCCCGGCCAGTTGAGCCTTTCATCATCATATGTACGGGTGAGATACCGGTACACTTCACCGGTCTCAGTACATTCACCAACAATACGGATAATCTCGGAGCAGTCACAGACATTCTGCCAGTCACCGCCGGGCATGAGCCGCACAATTTTCTCTGTATGGAACAGGTCTTTAAGAAGGTAGCTGTCATTGATAAGCGCTTCAGAGAGATAGGACTGAAGCTGTGCAACAGACCAGCGTGTGTATTCATACCCCGGTTCCTGATCATTCAGGTCACGGGAGACATCCCCGATTATATCCTGTACTGTCATCAGAACTCCGCTTTCGACATCAGTTTCTCAATATCTTCATAAGGCACAGCCTCATCCCCGTACTGGTCAGACTGCGCAGGCTGGTCCATCTTCTTCATGGTAGAACGGAACGAGCTCATCTTTTCCTGTGCAATCTTATTCTGACGGGATGTAGCCTCATTAAGGGCGGCAGCCATGAGTTCCCTTTCATCCTCGGAACTATCCTCCTGTACTTTGTCCTGCCATGCCGCAGGGTCAGTATTGCCCTGCTCATCACAGCATTCCAGTATATCCCTCTGCTCCGCGAGCATCGGGTTCCATGGGAGGATAATACCGGTCTTCTTATTCTTCAGACAGGGAGAATGCGCCAGCGGAGGTGTGGCGTTCTTAACCCCGAGATGTTCAAGAAAACCGGCCCGTTCCTCGGAATTGAGGTTGAATACAGTGGAAACGTCCTGATTCCCAACTGTAGTTGCGTTCTGATTCATGACTACCGCTCCTTATTATATACTACTTCGCCACGGAACTGGGCTTCTGTCCCTTGACAGACTTCTCCGTGGCAGGAGTGAAACCACCATGGACGCCCTGACTCCACTTGGTGCGCATGATAATACCACGCGCCTTGTCAGTACCGTTGGTCATGGTCAGGTCAATACTGTGGTCGCTTCCAACCTTTTTAAGCGGGAATTTCTTCCCGCCTTTCACGGTATCTTTGGAAGCCGGGCCCGTATAAGTACGCGCCATAACAAACCCCCTTAGCCAATCTGAGTACTGCCCTCAAAAGCCAGCAGCTTGGAAGAGAAGTACAGGGCAAACGTGGATTTCCACAGGGTGGCAATCTTGGCAGTGTCGCCAGCGGCAACCTTAAAACCAAGCAGGACAGTACCGAAAGAGTCATCATAACCAGCAGTGGGCTTTCCGGTAGCATCACGCTTGACAATATTGTGGCCAAAGGTGGCAAGCGGGTTCGTCAGACGGGTAAACCCGTACAGCTTATCGCCGTCCTGTGGGGTACCGACAGGGAACTGGGTAATCTTAGCCGCGGTCATAGCATCCGCAAACTCAGCCACATCATTATATTCCCACTCCTCGGTAGTGAAGTTCCAGACAGCACGTTTCGCAACGGGAGCGAGATACACACCATCGAGGGAAGCATCAGTTTTAGTGACTTCATAATACACGGAGTCCAGATAGGAACGCTGGGGAACCCAGTTGGTCAGAACCACATCACCCACGGCCTTAACGCCCTTAAGCAGGTTTTGCATCCAGCGGTGGCCAACGGTGTCATTCAGATTCGGAACCAGCGGGAACTGGAGGTTGAGAAACCCCTGACCCATAGCGGCATCAGCGTGAGAGTCAAAAGGCGGGGTAAACTCCGCATGGGGGACGTCATAGGGCGGGGTAAATTCCGCAGACTGGCCATCACAGAACCAGCCTTTGAAATCAGGCATACCGCCACGGGCAAGATTAATAACTGCCATAATTCACTACTCCTACTAGTTAATAGGGTCGAAAGTCCAATAACCCATAGCGAGGGCTTCGGGATAGATAACTTCCGCACCCCAAGCGGCGAGGAACTGATACCGGATACCAAAGCTGTTCGGGTCGTTGGTAATCAGACGGGACTCAATGATGTTGCTGGCATAGGCGGTAGCGTCCTTGTTGCCAGCGATAATATAGAAAGACAGGGCACCGGATTCGTCACGGCGAACCGGAACATGAATAGACTCAATAGGCTGGAAGCCAAAGAGCTCATGATCCCACATACCGGAGACAATACCGCCGCACTTACAGCTCCATTCGGAGTTGGCGTAATTGCTCATGGCAAGGTAGGTACGGAGGATAGGCGGCACGATAATAAACATACCGCCGTCAACCCAACGCTTCTGCTCAATCAGGGCACGCTGGAGATTAGCGAGCACCACAGGCAGATTCTGCGGGGTGACATGCACAGGGTTACCCGGAGCGCCAAGGTTGATGTCATGGAGACGGCCAGCGGCGCTGAGAGAGGTAAGAGGGGAAACCTGAGCCATCATACGGCCAAGAACGAAACGCCTCTGCTCATCAACATAGGACTGGTAGATAGCTTCAAGGAGCTTCTCTTCATAATCGGACCAGCGGTCACAGGCCTGTTTAACATCGAGAGAGTCAAACTTAATATCCTGATAAGAGGCGAAGCAAATCTGAAGACAGCGCGCTTCCGTAGTAACGGTATTGGGGACAAGCTGCTGGTTCTTCTGGTAGGAACGCATAGGCCCGACTTCCGGAGCGCGCATAAGCTGAATAATCTGGTTGCACTGCGTAACAGGCTCAAGAAGCTCAGAGTTGGTGATACGGGGAAGCCAGTCTTCCTCATAGATTTTGGAAAGGATAATGTCGCTGTACCCAATTCGGGCAAGCGGGGTTGCTTCCATTCCGGTATAACCGGACGCACTGGGAAACATAGGCATAAATTATTCTCCTAAGACATGGATGACAGACTTTCGACAGCTGCCTTGCGGGCTTCAGGAAGAAGTTTCCTGTACTCTTCAGCGGAAATCTGCCTCGTTTGAAACAGGTTGTTGAGTTCCCGCAGGGTGTAGCGGGTTGGAGTAGTCTGCGCCGCCGCAGGTGCGGCACCGGGAGCCACCTGCACGGGGGGTACAGTAGCAACACCTACGGCATTGTTACAACTCTGCTTGAACTGGTTCAGGAGGTCAATAACGTAGTCAGTATTGCCGCTGAGGTATTCCCGGCTGGCACGGGCGTCTCGGGTTTCAGAACTGAGACCGTCACGCTGGGCCATGAAGTTTCGGTACTCGGGAGTGTTGACCATCTGGGCAAAATCAGGATGAGCGGCAAAGATACGGGCGTTGAGAAGGTCCTTGCGGGTATTCTCAAGCATCTGCTGATTATACCGGGTACGCTCCTCAAGCTCTTTCCTCTGCTGTTCAAGCTCTTTCTTGAGCGGCTCTGTCTGAGCCATGGCCAGATTGGTAGCGGATTCAACAATAGCCGTGTAATCCTCAGGGCTCACAGACTCCAGATTGTCAATGGCCTGCTGTTGAATGTCAGCCCTGATACTGGCCCTTCGTCTGAGGTCGTTAAGCTCATCAGCAGACTTCTGAAGGTCTGCCATCTTCTGCTGGTCAGCAGCAAGCTGCTGTCTGAGCTGGTCACGCTCATATGCCAGATTCTGGATAAGAGCAGGGTCATAGTAAGTGCCGGCATTCTGAGGCTGAGTAGCTACAGGCTGTACAGGGGCAGGCTGCTGTACAGGGGCAGACGGGGGATTAACCGGCTGCTGTACAGGGGCAGGCTGAACACCCGCAGGCTGCGCGGGGGTGGTCTGCTGGTCTGTCGTCTGGGTCGGAGGATTGGTTCCACCCGGCTCATTCTGTTTTCTGAATGCTTCGGCCCTTTCCTGATACGGATTAGTGGGTACTTTGTCGAATCCTGACATAAACGCTCCTTATTATTCCATACCGTAAATCATTTCTTCCAAGGATCTAACCTCGTCAACCCTGCCAAGTTGCATGGCGGCGTTTTGCAGTTTATCCGGGTGCATCACACCAACCTTCGCGGCAAGGACAAAATCCGCTTCCAGTCCCTCACGAATATGCGCAAGGAACGCAAGGAGCGTTTCCTTGAGATACGCGTCTGACTTGAGCTGACGGGCAAGCTCATGGATAGGATTATTTTCCGCCTCGGGTAGGAACATACTTCACACCTGTGATAATTTCCTTCGCCGTTTTGCGGCCGGGATTGGGGGCCACAGTACCGGGACGGGAAGTGACAGACGGGGGCGGAGTCTGACGGGTGACGCGGTTTCCGCCGCAACGGGAACAAGCCATAACTATTCTCCCTTGTATCTTGTGTCCATAATAGCGGAGTATTCTTTACCCCGTACCGGACACGAACGAAGACTGGCGTCTTTCATAAGACGGTCAAAATTATAATCCTTTATGCCCCGCATAGGGTCAGCTGGCCGAGCCAGCGGATTGTTCTGGAGAGTCATCTTCGGGTCGGCGATTTTCGCCTCATAATTCCTGTTTGCCGAAAGGTCGATTATAACAGACATAGTGTAGTAACCTAATAGTTGTAGTATTGTTTAAGGATAGAACGCATGTGATTGTATCTGGTTACTTTTTCGGCTTTTTCAGCTGGCTTTTCTTTCCTTTCATGAATGGAGGAAGAGACTTTTTCGCCCTGCTTACTTTCGGTTTCTGATACTTTGCCATTCTTCTTCTCCTTAACTGCCATGATTATTACTCCTACTTATACAGCGGTACAACATACGAACCAAACCGGCCCCAGCCGGACGGCCTGCCAAGCAGGGCATCCCTGAGCCCAATAATAGTAGTGGGCACTTCCGGCCCGGAAATGGAATCCGGCTCATCTCCTTCAACAGGAGCAAAGGCATCCTGTATAGCAGTCGCAAGACTCAGGAGTTGTTTGCTGTCCAGTCCGGAAATAGCGTCAGCTATTTTCTCAGCGGAAGCATCATCAATAGCTGTAAGCTCCTTGATGGTACAGGCAGTCAGCGTAGAGTTCTGTATATCAGAATTAGTGACCTGCGAGTTGGTCAGTGTAGTTCTGTTAATAACGCCGTCTTCGGCGTATTTCGTTTCACCACAAGCGTTACCCATATATGTCTCCTAAATAAAGAACAGGCTCTCAACCTGTGAGGGAATCTGACTGGCTCTGTACCAGTCTGCATACACCTGAGCTACACCAACTGCCGTTGCGTCATTGATATGCAGTCTATATGTACCCGGTACACCAATTATGCCAATATTACGACAGGGGTCAAGCTGCCACGGACGGCCGCAGGTTGAAACAAGCTCATCGTTAATTGCATCAGCCCTTACATTAGCAAGGTCGAAAATGTAACCACAGCACCCCTCACATGGAATTGTCTGTGCCTTTTCATACTCATGAACCATGCGTCTTACACACACAATCTGCGGTACAGTAAACTCCTCAGCTGACTGCCTGACTTTCTCATCCAGCAGACCAGTAGCAAACAATGTGACGCAGTAACCGGCAGGCACATTGAAAACGCTGGAGTACATAGTGCGATTGTTCTTCTGCCAGAGTTTGTTCATATAAGTCTCCCCAGAATAAATCCGATAATACCCCCGTAAATCAGCCCTCTGACAGTGTTACAGCAGATACAGTCCGGCTGTTCAAACGGGAAAGTCCAATACTTGTACAGGAAATTATAAACCCTGTTTTCCGGCTTCGGGGTGTCCGTGCCGTAATAGTACCCGTGGCAAAAATTGATATTGTCACAGAACCATTTGACAAACCTGTACCCGCGTTCTCCGGGAGCGGGAGTCCATGGTTTAATAAGCCTCAACGTGCCCTCCTGTATCATGCGCAACACCAGCCCCGGCAGGAGAGTCCGGCGCGGGATTAGAGTTCGGCATCATACCGTTACCCTGTCCGGAGCCCGCCTGTGGGGCCGCTCCCTGTACAGGAGCGTTCATCTGCTCAAGAACGTCATCCGGAATATTCATCGCTCCGAAGAGTTTCTTTACGGCCCAGCCCACAACAGGAGTCAGATTAACAGCGCCGGAGAGCGAACCACCCACAGCGCCAATAACCTGAAGCATCTCCATAGCGTTCTGCTTTTCCGTCTCTTTCTGGAGCAGGCCTTCCGCACCCTTGGTGACTATCTGTACATCACCCTTTACGGATGAGTCGGACGCGTACAACATGTTTATGTTGTACATGAGCTCACCGAGCGGGGTGAACACACTATTGTCAATGTTCCCTACTGCCGCATGCAGGGCCCGTGTCGCGTTGCCCTGAAGAAGAGCCATGCCGCGGAATGTGCGCATCGCGCCCGAGCCTACAGCCTCACCATGCAGAGCCGCCGGAATGTTCGTTACTCTGTCAGCCAGCTGGATGAACATCTCCAGAAGTTGTGAGTAAGCCGGAAGATTGGAGGGGATATTGAAAAACCTCAGGGCCGGATTGCTTCCGCCTGACGGGTCAGAATCAGAAAGATACATCGTTCCCGGTACAATAGTACCAAGGTCAGTATCCTTCATGTACTTCATAAGCCGCCTGTAATCGGCCTCGCACATAGGAGCAGAGGCGTTGGCGGCGTTGCGCATCAGATATATCAGACAGGAATGATACGCCCGCTCCACATCACGGATACGCTGTGCGATACCGTCTCCGGCGATACGGTCGCCGCCGGTACGGTAGAAACTGGACGTGTAAATAGGACGGGTCTGCATATGCGGGTCGGAGTTAACCTTAACCTGCAATACCTTATACCCGGCCATGGAAATCTCGCAGTTGTAAAACTCACTGCGGTCAAGACTGTGGAACCCATACTCAGCCAGTTCCCGTCCGGACATGATACCGTAGTGAGTCAGTACCTCAATGGGGGCAACGTTGGATGCCCACAAGGCAAGGTCTCTCTTTTCTGAGTTGGGCTCTCTGGTCAGCCAGTTCAGATTAAACTCATCATTCGTATCTGCTTTCTTCAGTACATCCAGAACATTCTCGGATATGTAGGAGCTGAGTTTGCCCGCATCAAGAAGCTCCTTGCGTGTCCAGAGCGTGCGGGTAAACACACAGGTTCCCCGCTGGGTATCCGGACTGTCAGGAGAATAGGCAAAATCAAACGGGGATATAGAACGGAACACAGGGAGTACTTCCGTCTGTACTCTGGGTTTGTTCCTGCCCCACGTCAGACGGGGGCTTCTCGTAATATACGGGCCGGTAAAAATTGAATAAGGATATACCGTAAAGTAATGGAGGAAGTCAGACAGCGCCCTGTTGAACCCGCCTTCGGCACACTGGTCTTCCAGCAGGGACATCATCTCATTAGCCGCTTTATCCGCTTCTTCTTTTTCATGACGCAGGAGAAGCTGTTTCCCGCGGCGGATGAAATCAACCATCTGCGTACCATCCTGAAAACGGTTCTCAAAGAACCCCTGCTTCAGAACGGTAAGAAGCATCTCACGTGACTCCGGAGAGATGCTCGGCCTCGGCGTGGCCATGATAACCCACGGAAGAGTTAATGTACTGCTGATAAGCGCGTCACTAAGATAAGCATTCGCTATACCGGTCTTAAGCGCAGTAAGGTTAACTATGGCATTAACCCCGAGAGCATCGGCTATCTGCTGGTCTGAACAGGACAAAACCCCGTTCTGCTGTTCCCAGCATTCACGGAGCACATCCCTGAGCCCTTTGCCGTTGACACGCTCGGTACTCTGCCACAGGACTGCGCCGTTCCATCTGCGGAGAACCTCTTTGCCCAGCCTGTCAGAGACATTGGAGGGAATATCCTCAATCTCCCTGAGCCAGTCTATACCATTGCTGTCTGTACTGGAAACAGTTTCGTCTGCCATTATTAGATAATCCTACGGAGAACATTTCTGCTCTCAGATAATTTACGGGCTACATCGGAAAGGTCGCCATCAGTGTAATCAATGCCCTTCTGTATAAGCAGGGCCGCATACTGAAGAGCATCCTGATAATGTGACGCTTCGTTCTTCTCAGGCTGGGGGGTATACACCGTACCAATAGAACCACTGGCTCTCAGCCTCCTGTACCGGTACTCATGCGTAAACCCATTAATGATGTTCTTGCAGGATGGGCTTATGAGAAGACCACCTGTATCAAGGTTGAGCATGTGTTCCACAACCTGAATACGGGCCTTCGGAGAGTTTGTAATCTCAGTAACAGCAGGTATGCCAGCTTCCTCAAAACGCTGCCGGGGAGTAATGCCTGTCCATGAGTCCCTCTGATTGGACGGGTCAATAGCCGCTACAACAGGATTCGTATGATACTTGCCCCGGAGAAGCGGTATCAGCATACCGTAGAGGAAGTTCTCAAACCCTTCATTGTCAGCGAACAGCTCATCCAGTACACACCATTTGCCGTCCTGATTCTGGAGTATAACCGCGGCGGGGTGAATACCAGACTGGTCAACACCAAGCACAACCTCATGAAACATCATGGGCGTGAGTTCATGGTCTGCGATATGGCGGGAGGGGGAGAAGTTGGAGAATACTGGCTTGCCTTCCACAACAGGAACATCAAGAAGACAGTATTGGTTCTCTACAACGTCAACACGCCCGTTCTTGAGCAGGGTCTGTATCTGGTTGCGGTAGTACCGCATACCCCGCTCTTCGGGCGTCATATCCTCAGGGTCGCCTTCTTCTTTGGCGCCCAGATTACGGAGGTTCTCCGCATCGGGGTTTACATCAAAGTACTTCTTCCCATTCTCATCAAACCGGCGCAGAGCCGCAGGGGGCTGTTTCACAACGAACCAGTTCGGCTCAGGATTCTTCATGTACACGTCCAGCCATGAGTCATGCTCAGGCTGGTTGAAATCCATGATAATCCCGCCCCAGTTCACGCCCCCCAAATCCTGCGAAGGAAAACGCCCAATACGGGTCTGTACCGCGGCAAAGACTTCCGGTGAAACACCTGTCGCTTCATTTATCCACGCAAACGTCCAGTTAGCGGAAAGAATCTTACTGCAATCCTCAGGGCCTTTCAGGGCAAACAGGTTGAGCTCCAGATTAACCGTAGTGCCATCCTGTAAAGGGATAAGGTAAACACCACGAAGAGGAGCTACTGCACCAGTAATATCGCCGCATTCCCGGGGCAGTACCTCAAGAAGGGACTTGCGGGTCATGGAGGTAAGTTCAGGATACGTGGAACGGATGACACCAACACGGGAGTAACGCATTCCATCCTTGGCTACAGGCTGGGCACAGGCATAGTAAAGAATGTCCATGGCGCAGCAGCAGGACTTGCCACTGCCGTATGGGCCGCAGAGCATCTTTACATACTTGTCAGATTCATGGAATCTCAAACCTGTAGGGGATGGAACGTAGTTAAACATTCGCGCTCCTGAGATGGTCAAGCTTGTGGTTCTTCATCCCCTCCGGTACAGGGATGGCCACACCTACATTAACCTGCGTATTTACAACCTGCTGTTCTGTATTCATGGAACCGGAAACTTTGTAAAGGAGTTCAAGGAGCTTTAACGCTTCCGCGGGTTTCATGTTTTCACTTATGGCATCGCGGAAAAGTTTTTCCGCCAGTGCCTGTGATAATGTCCCCGCTCTGTACATAGACCCGGCTCTGCTTCCCTTGGCTCTGAGCTGTTCCAGCGAGTTCCTGTACATGTACTGAAATTCAGGAACAATAAGAATCTTCTGGAGGTCTTTTTCTGATATATTATAGGTATTATAAATAGTGTCAAGTTCCGTAATAGGCGTATCCGGAACTTGCATAACGGCAAGGTCCTGAGCAAGAGAGGCCCAGCGATACTGCGCTAACATGACTAGTTATCCGCCACTACTGTATATTTATTGGGGTATCTGCTTGTCATTGTGCATCCTGAAGGTACGTGGATTACACGCTGTGTAGTTGCAGTCATATCCGGAACACCAGCGAACGATGGGTTATTGCCAATTTGTGTAATACAACTATCCAGATACAGATCCATAGCGCCTAACGAAGACCCGTCATCAATAAAAAGATAGCTAATATCTTTCAGCTTGGTACAACCGGAAAAAGTGTGCGGTGGCAGCGTTTTGAGTTTGGGCGCGTTCTGTAGAAAATAGAGAGTACGGGTCAAAGAGGTACAGTTCTGCCATGTGTAATCACCAAGCGACTCCAGCTCAAGAGCAACATTTACATTATCAAAGTTAGAGTCACAAGCTGTGATACTTGTGCAATTGGCAAAAGTTCTGGCTCCCACAGTCTTGGCGGATATTCTACCTAAAGTATCACTAATATCAGTCAGTCCAGTACATCCATTAAAAGTATCATCTCCAAAAACTGGGATACCAGTACTCTGGAAACAGTAGGGAGCTCTTTCAAGCCCCGTGCAACCAGCGAAAATTCTGTTACCAGAGTAAGATGCTTTCGCGTCTTGAAATGCACCCAGTGCATTAGTTATTGTAGTCATCCCCTCGAACAGCCCATCGGGTATATAATCAAAAACGCCCCCGCCGCCGAATATCCACGTAATATCGGATAGTTTGGATAAGCTCTTAAACAATCCAACTGGTATATGCAGTGGCCCTCCTTTTAAATGGCCAAACGTACTAATCAGCATTGTTATAAAATCAGCATTATTATCGAACAAATTTGAGGGAATAGACTGTAGATAGTAAGCTGCGTCGAAAATTTCTGAGAACCCATCCCCTACAGAAGGGAGCCTCGGAAATGGGTCGATTACTTCGACAATATTTTTGTGACCGCCATTTCTTAATAAAAGGGCTGTGGTGAAATTATCCAGTGAGTAATGGGATATAACATAATCGCCGTCACTGGTGTAAGTATGAGAGGCTATGTCTTTTGATACAGTATGAGTACCATCACCCCAGTCGGTAAGAATGGGATAGCTACTGGAGCTACTACTCATATAATTTTTAATCGTAAGGTTGGATGTACCCCCAGCCATAGTGTCAACACGTATTCTCCATGGCCCTGTCCAACGCCTGCCGCCAAGAAATGTACGCTGTACTATCATTCGTATGCTCCGAAAATGAGAAATTCTTTAATGAAGTTGAACATAGAAAACTCTTATTTCCAGCGGCCTGTGGCAAGCCACCCTGTATGAACTCTTGCCTATGGGATTCATGTCAAGCTTTGCCTTCTAAACAGCGAGCTTAACTGCGAGGTCGATTGTTTCCTGATGCGTATGTGGCATTATGAAACCCTCTTCCATACATTTACAATTCGTGCGGGAGGCTGGACTGTGTCACTTCTTCCGTATATGGGGTTGGAACGGGAGGCACTGAATAAAAGGTCTCGCTTCGCTGGTCCGGCGTTGGTGGTGGATACTACCCAGCTGTAGTTATAATTAATCCAACTAAAACAACCGAGGTCTGGGTAAGACGTTTGGTCCGTTCCATCGGTTGATAGATAAGTAGCGCTACCGGTGATATTAGGTAGTCCCGCTTCTACGGTGGTACCAGCCTTGTGGTTAGCATCAGAACACTGTAGAACATATCTGCCTGTTAGTTTCTGCCACCCCCCCCCGAAAAGAACATTAGGGTCATCCTCAGTCTCAGTTATAAAATAGGAGCCAACCGGACGGCATCCCAGAATAGCTTCCTTTTTCGCCTTAAGTACAGCAGTCTTAACGGCTAGGTCAATAACCTGTTGCAGAGTATGATCATCCATCGAGTGTACCCCCTGTCTCTATGTATGCCGCGCTAATGGCCGCGTATGCGTCATCAATCTGCTTCTGGAAGGCATTATCAGCAGTCTCTCTGGCAGAAGCCTCATCGGTAATACTCTTCTGAAGGACAGTATCAGCGGTCTCTCTGGCAGAGACTTCACTGTCTATATTGTTCTGAAGAGTAGTATCAGCGGCCTTTCTGGCGGATACCTCATCGGTAATACTCTTCTGAAGGACAGTATCAGCGGTCTCTCTGGCACTCTCCTCAGTGGCAATACGGTTAGTCAGAGAGACAACTGTATCCTCACGGGCAAGAGGCACACCACCGGTAACACCATTCTGTACTACAACAGTATATTTCTCTGTATCAACGGTAATCTCCCCAACAGGACCAGCGTAATCACTGTGCTGTTGTGTCGTACCCCTGTACAACTGTATAGGCTTGATAGTATTACGCATAGTCTGCTACCCATTCACAATCTCAATAGTTTTTACCTGACTCAGCATAGCAGAAGTCGTAGCATTTTTGTAATGAGTCTCCATACTGGAACCAGAGGGAACCACAATGAAAGCATTGTTTTTACCAGACAATGTCTTCACAGGAGACCCTGCCAGATGAATAGCAATGCCAGGAGGTACAGCCTGCATATTTTCCCCCTGAAGCGGGTGGTTCGCATTCTGCTCGAACGTGGCGGGTCCGGTACTAAGCCAGATGACATCGAACGTACCACGTCCCGGTGTAGTCTCTCCGGTCAGATTAAGCCCGCTCACATTGTCAGCATAGTTGATATTCGGACTGTTGGCAAACCGCAGAACAGGATATGCCATTGCCTTATAAAGCCACTGGTCTTCCCTGCCAATCTCATCCGGAAGTACAAATGTGTAAGAAGGAACCATTGCGAATAAGAAAAGTCCCGTTATATCAACGAGATTCACGCAGTCATCGAACAGATTATACCAATTATACTTAACAGGCTGCCCATCATATGGTTTCTGGAATGCGTAAAACTCCCCAATAGCGGCAAAATAAAAACAGGAGTTGATATTCTTCAGTTTGGAACACCCATCAAAAAGTCCCAGAATATTGGGTACAGAAGAAAAAGCAAACGTCCCCATAAGCGACTCTGCGGAAGTGTTCCGGAAAAGACCCTGCATGAGCCCATCACTTGTAGGATAAGCATTCGAAAACCATACAGGACTCTGGTCAACAGTATAACCGCTAAAGCAGCAGTCAAACCTTGTGGCATTAACACAGTCCGCAAAAAAGTCCGTGCTTATCATGCCACCTTTCACACCACAAAAAGTATATCTAAACTCTTTGGCCGCACTGCACTCAGAGAAAAGAAGCAGGTCATTCGTGAGGCTGAGAGAACTGCAAGCATGAAAAGTTGAGTTAAATGTCTCAGCGTCAGTATTATTACTAAACAAATCTGAAGGTATGGAAGTCAACGCCGAACTTCCATAGAACAGATTGTCCATACGCTTACCGGTAGCATCAGAATTACTGTACGTGACATATGCACCCCTGATAACCGGCATGGCATTATATATCGTAGTCAGATTAGTAGTATGTCCATAGGTAGGACTGACGCTCTGACCTACTTCCGTACGAGACCACGTAGCAGGGAGAGCGTAAATCTTCACCCTGTATGAACCCGCGGAAGCATATGTATGAACGAACTCAGGATTCAAATCATGCAGGTCATCGCCACTATATGCCCCTTTGACAACAGACGTAGAGCCATCACCCCAGTCTATAATAACCTTGTCCGTATTTACGTAATGGCGCGTCCATATAGGAACATATATAGATTTAGAAGAAGCATCCTTAGCTATCGTATAACCCAAGTCCCACGACTCCATTCCCGCCGTACTGGCACCTCTTCCCAGAAGCATACGCTGAATAATCATAGATACAATCCTCATTATATTCGAAAGGGCGGAAAGTACCGCCCTTTCGAATAGCCTAACCGGCGTTAACAATAGCAAGGGTACCATACCATGTAGTACCATTCGGTGTCATAAAGGTCAGAACATCAACACCGGAAGCGGTAAGCGTCGGCGCGGCGGCATCTGTCCATTTCACCGAGGCCGGCCACGTAATCGTAGCAGACCCGCCATTAGTGATAATCAGGTTAAACGTAGCCGCACGCCCGGAAGGAGCGTTGATAAAAGTAAACACCGTATCAGCGGAAACAGTCTTGCTGAAAACAACGCCTTTGGAAAGGTCAACCTCGGAAGTTGTCAAATCCGCTGAAGTACCATAAGGACCCTGAAGGAATGTCTTCACATCCTCAATGGTCTCATTATTGTGGATATGCACAACAAGGCCATCACTGGCCTTACTGGCGGCGAGGTCATAAGCGGCCTTGACCGCTTTAGGTGTAGCCGCCGTACCGCCAGTAGCGGCATCAAGCGAACTGTCCACAGCGTCCGAGAGCATGTTATTGCCAGATACAATATTAGTAGCCGTGGGGTCAGCAAGAGCGCTTTTCAGAGCAGCTGTATCAAGCGTCAGGTCAAGACCATCAGCATCACCAAGCGTTGTAGAAGCCTTACCATCTACTTTGATATAAGTGTCACCCTTAACAGCGTATGTCTTCTTAACCGCCCCATCGACAGCTGTCTTCACAGCTTTGGGCGTGGCAGCTGTACCACCAGTAGCGGCGTCAAGGCCGCTGTCTATAGCATCGGAAAGCTTAAGATTGCCAGCGGTCGTTCCCGTACCTGTCGGGTCAGAGAGCAGAGCCTTCAGCGCATCTGTATCAATAGAAAGCGCAAGAGCGTCACTGCCAATGGTCGTACTCCTGCTTCCATTAGCAAGTACATAACCATCACCGGTCACAGTATGACTCTCTTTCACAAGAGGATGCCCGCCGGCTGTTTTGCCATCATGCACAACAAGCGTACTCTTCGTTGTATCAACAGTGCACTCACCCGCAGGCCCTGTATAACCCGAATGCTGGGCGGTCGTGCCTCTGTAAAACTGAATAGGCTGTTTAGTATTTCTGGACATCAGTAATCACCACCCTTAATCCATTGTACCAAAATCATAGGGGAAATATGCCTTTCCGTCTACACCATTGGCAAGAACATTCCCTGCCTGCGTAGAAACATTAAACGCGTCAACCGAAAGATAAATATCCCCGGAGCTATCAGTCTTGATAGTATTATCCGACAGCGTAGAAACCAGTGAAGCAGTATCAACAGCCAGCGCACCGTCAGAATAGGTCAGACCACCCTTATCCTTGATACGGGTAGAAACAGTCGTCCCGCTGACAGTGATACCATTGCCACCAGTATAATTGACACGAAGAGCGTCAACGTTAACATACGTATCCTTCGTGGAGCCATCACTGAGCGTAAAGGTGAATTTCAGGTAGGTTCCTTCCGCCTGACCTTCAGGGTTAGTGACAAGCTGAGCATCCTTCAGAATGGCGCCTTCACCAGACGGAATAGCTACGGACGTAACAACCTGATTGTTGTGGCCAACGACAGTGAGCGTTCCAGTAGCTTCATTAAAGGAAAGCGTGAAACCAGAAGCTAGCTTACCGGAGTCGTTAACGTAGAGGATTTTATCCGTGGGAGAAACAAGGTCAGAAGCAGAGTTCTTAGCCACGTACAGACCGCCGTCAAACGCGGCCTGAAGAGCGTTGTTCGGAACCTGACTGATAAGGTCAGACGGGCAAAGAGAGAGCTTGTTGTCAATATTGACCCTGAGAAGGTTGCACTTCTCAGAAGAAACAAGCCCCTCAGCAGTCACCTTAAGAGCACCGGACTTATCCTGTACGAGAAGGTTATCAGCATCGTCAGACCTGATAGCCCCCGCAGTAACAATAAGTTTGCCGGAGCTGTCCTTGCTGATAAGGTTCAGACTGTCAGTAGAGCGAAGCGAATCAGCGGAAGCGTAAGCTCCACCGTCAGAACCAGCCGTAATCAGGTTTCCGCTGTCTGTGGAAACAACCCTGATAAAGGAGTTCACATAGTCACGGATAACACTCTTATCAAGAGAAATCTTCCCTTTGTCAGTAACATCAAGAAGGTTGTCTCTGGAATCATCTGTAAGGTTGCTGCCGCTGGTATACAGCCCACTATCGGAGCCAAGAATAATAGCGTTGTTCTCATCCTTGGAAAGAAGCGCTGCGGCCAGACCGAGATGCAGAAGGTCGTCCTTCGTCAGGATTACTTTATCATCAACAGAGGAAATGTGGAGAATGTTCGCATCCGCATTGGAAAGAACATCATTGCCGCCAGTATAGAAACCACCATCAGAACCCTTACGGGTGTAGTTCCCCTTATCCGCTGAAACCGTGGCTTCCTTCGGAAGCGTTACAGCCAGCTTGCCATCCGAACCAACATCCAGACCGTTGCCTTCGTCAGACGAAACAAGCAGAGGGGCAACGCCGCTGGAAGCCACATCACCAGCCGTAAGCGTGACTTTGCCCTCACTGTTCGTGTGCAGAATGTTAGTATCGCTGGTGGAAAGAATGTTCCTGCCACTGACGTAATATTTACCATCACTGCCATAAGTGAGATAGTTGCCAGTCTCAGCAGAAACACCAACACGCGTTACGGCAAGTTTGCCGTCAGAACCCGTATGCAGTACATTATCTTTCTCGGAAGAGATAAATTTTGCCAATACACTGCCGTCTACAAGGTCACTGGCAGTCAGAATAACCCTGCCGTCTGAAGAGGCATGAAGCAGGTTCGTGTCCAGATTGGACAGAACATCACTGGAACCGACAAAGAAATTGCCGTCATTCCCGTATCTGAGATAGTTAAAACGGTCTTTGGAAACCTCGGGAATAACCGGAGTATCTACAAACAGCCCGCCATCAGAGGCGATTTTAATGGCATTGCCACTGGCAGGAGACTTAATATCGTTTACCGATACGCCAAGACCATCATCACTGGTCTTAAGGACGTTGCCTTCTGCCTTGGAAACCGGCACAGACGCAGGAGTAAGCTGATCGCCTTCCTGCGCAGGCTTGTGAGTTTTCTCATCATAGAGAAAAACAGGATTGAAATAACTCATGAAATCTCCTAACGCATGAAATAATGTGTTGTAAGCGTAAGAACCGCCCCAACAACCGTACAGATAATCCCCATAACCCAGCGTCCGACATGAAGAGATGTTACTACTTCAGTACGCCACAGCTCTATATCGGAAATCCTTGATTCCAATGAGCTGTAACTGCGGACACTCTGGGACAGGACATCATCCAGTTTGTGCGTAAACACAACTATCTGCTCCTGCATTCTCCCAAGAGCATCAGCTAAAGCCTCCCTGCTCCTCACGTCATCATCCCGCATCTGACGCAGAAAGCTCAGGGCGGCTTTCAGTTCGCCCAACTGCTCCAATACACGACTCTCATTACTTTCTTCCTGCATTGCGGGCCTGACCAAAGTTACAGGCTACCCAGCTGAGCACACTGTAGAGCGCCTTGTAAACCTTGGAAGAGTCCTCTTTGGGCGCCGGGATAACAGTGGCAATAGCAGAGAAAACACCAATCACAGCAAACAGCAGACTAACATATTTGTCAGAACTGTTAGCATTGAGATAAGCGAGAAGAGCATCAAACATTAATCAAAATCCCTCCGTTCCAATAAAGTGTATGTAAACACAGGCCCATAATATATAGAAGAAGCATCACACAATTTCATAAAGTCGTTGAAGTCCTTCTCAACGGCAAACACCTGACACCCAGCGCTCCAGCGGTCTACCTGTACGGATTTCCTGCCGGCCTTATGAATATTGATACCAAACATGCCCGTCTCGGTTCTCCCGGTATCAATCGTGTGGTCTTTATTCCTGTCACGGTAAACCGTAACAGGTTTATACTGCACAAGTGCCGTGTACTGACCTTTGTGCTTTCCTATTATAAACGCCCCCCTGTACTGACCGGGTACAAGAATAGCGGTTCCATTATCATTACAGGGATACTCCGCATAGTAGAAACCCGGGTCTGTCGTTATGCGCCAGTACCGTGTAACCCATCCGTATATACTCCTGTATATACAACACATAGTATCATCAAAGGCATTCGTAATCTGCTGGTTATTGCGTATACCGATGATATTAAGATTATTGGTTCCTTTGTCAAAGAAGGCGTAACCCTTCTTCTTCATAACTCTGACTACATCATCTCTGTCCGGAATAAACATAATCCCCCCGTATGAACGCTATATAACATAATAGAAAACGGTCTGCAATTTAGGTTGACAGCCCCCGGTTATTTACCTATAGTCAGGTCATCCAACCACAGTACAGTCTTACACCTCCACACAGCTGAAACTGGAAACCCCCGCAGGATTTGTCCCATCCTGCGGGGGTTTCGCTTATTCTTTTACAATATCAAAACTGTATGCTGTATAATCAGCCTGAGGCTTTATAGTATACCCTGCGTCACGAAACAGCTCCTCAGAATCTTTTGCCCCGGCATAACCATCAATGACAATCACCCGCGAGATACCGGACTCAATGAGCAGTCCAGTACAGGACGGACACGGGAACACCGATACGAACGCAGTACACCCTGCCACTTTCACTCCCAGCGCTGCGGCATGAGCTATGGCATCGGCTTCCGCGTGAACGGCATGACACAGGTCAAGCCTGTCACCGGAAGCATACTTCTCCCGTGGGCAGGACTCGCATTTCTTTCCGGGGTAAGGATTGTGGTTGTACCCGCAGGAAACAACCAGTCCGTCCCACCGGATAATAACGCACCCAACACGCCGTCTGCGGCAGTCAGAGTTCTGCGCCACATGTTTAGTCATCATCAGGGGCCACTGCATACCCACCGGTAATCGCATACCTGTAGCTCTCCAGTCCGCTAAAAATAGCGGCGTAGTTTTTACTGCGCAGCAGGTCGCAGTAACGACCTATATTGCAGATAACGCTGTCAATGCCAGCCTCATGGGCAGCAGCAAATATAACTGCCTGTTCCTGCCAGCTCATACGGGAGAATGGCTTATACTCCTGCGCGTCATTCCATTGGGGAATAAGCGTAGTACAGCAGTATTCCTCAACCATGATACGGGTCAGCAGAAACGCCTGCTCAGGAGCAACAGAAAAAGGCCTGTTCCTGAGCCAGCACAGAGCGTCCCCACCCACATGCGCCGTATACCGTGACAGCTTCTTAAGAAGCTCCTCAGGAACACCAAGTCTTTTAAGCTCAATCCTCCTGTACGCTCCAAGGTCAAACCCCGCTCCTATCTGTATACCCTTCTCCGGGTCTATGGGAGTAACGTCAGCAATACTTGTCGTACCGTAGTAAATGACCCGCTTATGACTACCATCATTCACGTAGCAGGGGATGTAGCCCCGCAGGGAATACCCGCAGAGCTCCCCCCTGCCAGCAAGGTGACGGACTATCTTATCTATCTCGACCGCCACTCTGCTCCTCCCCGACACCATGCCTGACCCTATCCCTCTCCTCAGCACGCTTGGCATCGTTCCATGTGCTAAGGTCGCCGGTCAGATACCCGGTCACACGCCTGATGCGCTCAAAGTGAATGCCATCGCCAATCATGCCTGAGTCTCTGGTCTCTTCCATAATAACCTCCTAAAGGATATTCTTCTTAATCTGGCGGAGCTTCTCTTCGCTTACAGCCTCACCGTCATGACGTCCGCACAGCGGACAGGTGTCACCAATCACTCCTGTATATCCGCATACAGGGTCACGGTCTACAGGATGGTTAACAGCTCCGTAACCTATACCGGAGTCGTGCATGCACTTTACCACACTCATAACAGCCTCCGGATTCTTCGCCGTATCGCCGTCAAGCTCAACGTAAGTGATATGCCCACCGTTCTCAAGCTCATGGAAAGGAGCCTCGAGCTTAATCTTCCTGTACGCGGATATGGGAAACTTCACCGGTATGTGATGGCTGTTCGTATAATACTCTTTGTCCGTCACACCGGTGATAAGTCCGAACTCTTTCCTGTCCGCCCTGAGAAACGCTCCGGCCGTGCTCTCCGCCGGAGACCCGATAAGCGAGAAATTAAGGTCGTACTTCTCGCACGCCAAATCGGCCCTCAGACGCAGATGTCTGACAATATCAAGCCCGAGCTGTTCCGCTTCATCAGTCTCTCCATGATGATGCCCCGTGAGAGCGACAAGCGCCTCAGCAAGGCCAACAAAGCCTATACCAAGCGTGCCATGCCTGATGGCTTTCTCTATCCTGTCATCCGGGTCAAGGTCTTTACTGTCCTCATAAAGCCCCTGTCCCATAAGGAACGGCAGGTTCTTCACTCTCAGATTCGCCTGAATCCTGTAACGGGAAACAAGCTGACTGACTACTGCGTCAACAACCGAGTCAAGCGCAGCCATGAAAGCTTTGATACCCTTCCCCCTGTTGACAATCGCAATGTGGGGAAGGTTAATACTCGTAAACGAGAGGTTGCCCCTGCCCGGAGTAATATCCTCCCCAAACCTGTCCGCCATAACTCTCGTCCGGCAGCCCATGGTGGCTACCTCCGTCTCGACATGACCCGGGCGATAATACTGAAGATTGAAAGGAGCGTCCAGAAATTCCCAGTTCGGAAACAGACGTTTCGCCGAAACTTTTACCGACAGCTCAAACAGGCCATGATTCGGGTCGCCGTAATTATAGTTGACCCCATCCTTCACCTTGAAGACCTGTACGGGGAAAATAGGAGTTTCCCCATGCCCAAGCCCTGCCTCTGTGGCAAGCAGAATACTCCTGATAACAAGCCTCTGCTCTTTAGTCGTCCCCGTACCATAGTTAATGGACGAGAACGGAACCTGCGCTCCGGCACGTGAAGCCATGGTATTCAGGTTGTGAAGCAGAGCCTCCATAGCCTGATAGGTCTCCTGAGACGTAAGCTTCCACGCCTCAGCCTCCACAGAACCGGTGAAGCCCAGATATTTCAGCATCTCGACATAATGACTATACGTAGCGTCCACATACGGGGCAAGCGCGTACTCGAAGTCCGGTATGCTCTGCCCGCCAAACATATCATTCTGGTTCGACTGAAGCACTATACAGGCGAGAGCCGCGGCCGTCCGTATCCCTTTCGGCGGACGCACCGACCCGTGCCCCGTACTGAACCCTCTCGCCAGAACCTCAGACAACGGTATCTGAAGACAGTTCAGAGACGTCCCATAGAAATCAAGGTCGTGAATGTGAATGACCCCAAGCCTGTGAAGATTCGCCGTGTCTTTAGGGATAATATCCGGATTATTGAGGAAGTAATACTTGGACGCCTCCGACCCGATGCGGAGCATACGGCCCATCGGGGCCCCGCCGCGGACATTGGCGTTTTCCCTCATAAGGTCAACTCCGGACGGGTCGGCCGAGAGAATACGCCCAAACTGCCTGTATATCTTCCATTTGCGCTCCCGTATAACAGAACGCTCATTCCTGTACTTCTCATACACTGCCCCAAGCTCCGGGTCGTGTCTGGCAAGATAGCACAGAATGGCTGACTGAATCTCCTCGACAGAGACGACTTCCACGTCACTATACCCTTTCACAATATCATCAAATACGTCAGCCGCATATTTGACGGCATTGTTCTCCTTACGGTTCATTGCCCGCTCGGCAGAGTATATGGCGCTGATTATCCTCTCCGGCCTGAAATCATCAAGCCTTCCATCACGTTTAATCACTTTGAGTCTCATAAAATCTCCAGAACGTATATACACCACACCCCGCAGAGCAGGATGACAACCGCCCAGAACAGAACCTCTTTTATATAATCCATGCGAACACCGACAGCAATATCACTGTAATTTCCGTGAAAACAAACATAACAATGACAACACATATCATGGTAGAATCATCGGGCGTCATCTGTGCTATCCTGCGCATCAGCAGACTCTCAAAAGTTTCCATAGCTACAGTCCTTTCTTCCGGATAATAGAAAGAAGATGAACGTTGCAGTGACGGCACATCTTCCGGCACAGCGTCTCCCAGCCGCGCTCGGCCTCTGTATCATCACCATCAACACTCTCAGGGCCTGACATACCACAGGCGGGGCAGGCGACAGTCCGCCCGCCCCCGTCAGTATCCGCCAGATAAACCCCGGGGCACCCGCAGTACGGACAGGAGTGCACGACTAGTACCCGTCACTGAAGGCAATCATAATAAATAAGAGAATAGCTATAAGGCAAAGAAAAAAGTCAATCATTCCCCTTTCTTCTTCCAGTCCATGCGGCAGAATCGCCATGCCACGCATAAGAGGTCAAACGCCTCATCCATGACACGCTCTTCCCCCTCGCCTTTATTGAGCGCCTGACACAGTTCCCCGTACTCCTCACCAAGAACACCGACTCCCTGATACATTCCGTCCGCGAAAACGGGGTGCTTTTCCTGTGCCTTGGCAATGCGGCTTATGAGAGCGAAAAGAACTTTCCCGTCAACGGTCAGTTGCTCCTGCTCTTCGCTATTGAGATTAATTACTATACTGCTATCCATCCTAACCCTCCTTACCTGTATCCCACATAGAGCACTCCGCTCCGCAGGCGGCGTATCCCGCCATATCAACCCATGAGTCCTCTTTCGCCTTACCGTTCCTGACCCTTGCCACTTTCAGCATAATCATCATAGCGGCAACATCGGCAGAGCTCAGATTCACCGCGGTATAGGCTGTCCAGAGTTTCGCAATCAGGGCGAAACAATCCTCTGGTTCCCCGTACTGGCTGTTGCGGTCTTTCGTAACAATTTCCTCTGCTGTATGAAGGCATTCGGCTCTGGTCATTATAAAGTTCCTAATGGCTAAAAAGAGAGACTGTGTAAGGTTCCGTATCCATATCAGAATAGGAACTCACAGAATCACCGCGGATACGGGCCCAGCATTTCGGACACCGGTAGTCGTTGGTCGGCTTTCCGCAGTCATGGCATTTGCGGCTGTAAACGGAACTGCCGTTGTGGCGGAACCGTTTCCTGCCTTCCTGTCCTTCCCACTCTTCATCGTAATAATATCTGTAGTAACTACTTCTCGATTTCATAATGAACCCCCGGAGTATTATTTCTCGTATTCAAGACGGATACTCGGAGAGGCTTTAAACACGAGAATCCCACGCTCCGGAATCCTGTACTTGGCACCGGTACGGGGGTTGCGGCCCATACGGGACGCTCTGCGCTTCATACGGAACGTCCCAAAGCCGCGGATAAGAACCACGTAACCGTCGAGACAGAAGTTGTAAATACGCCTGAACAGGTCAGGGTCATCAGTAAGTTTGGATATGGCGATACGTTTCTGCATCCTGTACTCCTCCATTTGGAAATGTTGTTGAAACTGTGCAGCATAATAAAAAATTAGTCAAGACTTTTCTGGATAAATACGGGGGGGCTGTCCAATATGGGTGGGGGGGACCGAGCTGTGTCCGCACATATATAAGGTCTACTCTTGCGAGCGAAGCGAGCCGGCTGTCCAAAGGCCCCGCCCTGCACGGCGCGCCGTGCAGGGCGGCTTACCCTATGTAAGGATATCTTGATATACTTATATATGATTATGTGGTTATGTGTATATGTGGGTATGCTGATAGGGACATAGGCTTATATTCAAATAAATGAATATGTAAATATGTAGGTATGTTGATATGCACATATGCAGATATGCTGATATGTGGATAAGCGGATGCCACCCCACCCCACCGAGCCCCGACCCGACCCGACCCACGAGCCCCGACCC